GTAACTGTCGGAGTCAGGCCAACATCCGCCAAGGCCTGATCAGCCTCGGTGTTGACTTGCGCTGCTGTCAACGTTGACCGGCTGCTGATAGTGGCGTTGATGTTGTCTACCAGCAATTTCCCAACACTACCAACCGTGGTTAGGCCAGAGGTCAGCGCTGCCCAAATCGCCGTAATGCCTGCACTGCTTAGGCTATAGCCGGTCTTGTCCGATACCGCGCTGACAGTGCCACCCGTGATCGTGCGAGTCGCCACGGCCCACACGTCAGCCGCCAAAGTGCCAAAGGTGGTAAGGCTACGGCTTGCATGTGCCCACACATCAGCAGCGGTCAAGGTGGAACGGGTACTGACCGCCGCGTCAATCCGGCCTGTTACCGTCGAAGTCAGGCCAACGTCTGCAAGGGCGGTATCCGCCTCGGCATTGACCTGGGCTGTGGTCAAGGTGGAACGTGTACTGATAGCCGCGTCAATCCGGCCTGTAACTGTCGGAGTCAGGCCAACATCCGCCAAGGCCTGATCAGCCTCGGTGTTGACTTGCGCTGCTGTCAACGTTGACCGGCTGCTGATAGTGGCGTTGATGTTGTCTACCAGCAATTTCCCAACACTACCAACCGTGGTTAGGCCGGAAGTTAGTGCGGCCCATATCGCCGTAATCCCGGCGCTGCTTAGGCTGTAGCCGGTTTTGTCCGATACCGTGGCAATGGTTCCGCCGGTAATGGTCCTGGTAGCCACGGCCCACACATCGGCGGCTAATGTGCCAAATGTGGTAAGGCTACGGCTGGCATGGGTCCACACGTCGGCGGCCGTCAACGTGGATCTGGTAGACACCGCGGCGTCAATGCGGCCGGTAACGGTCGAAGTCAAGCCAACGTCGGCAAGAGCTTGATCGGCCTCGGCATTGACCTGGGCTGTGGTCAACGTGGAACGGCTGGAAATTGTGGCGTTGATATTATCTGCCAACAGTTTCCCGATACTGCCCACGGTGGTTAGCCCGCTGGTTAGCGCCGCCCAAATCGCAGCAATCGCAGCCGTGGTCAGGTTGGCCGTGGTGATGGGGTTCAGAACGTCCACCAGATAATCAGTACCGGAGATGCCCCACACCACACGACCGCCACCGTCCGGCGCGTCAACCAGTGCATTGACGACGTACGTCCCCGCCACCGTCTCTACCACGCCCGTGGTGGTAAAAGCGCTGTACGTGCTGCCATCGTGATTTAGGATACGGTAGCCGACCGCTTGGCCGGCCTTGCCCGCTCCGAGTGTTACCCCGATACTGATCTGTTGCGTCATTGTTTTGGTACCAATATATAGGTGAATTCATGCGACGCTGATTCAAAGTCCTGGATCAACGTCAATGCGCCCGTAATGCGCCCTTTGGCCACAAGCTGGATCTCTATGCCCTTTTCTTGTAGCCACTTGGCCAACTCTTCCGCGGGGTTCTGTTCTGGTTTAGACTCCATTGACCTCATCATCTCCCAAGTTTACATCAGCGTCCACCGCCGCCGCCTGACCCGCCGCCGCCGCCGCCTGGCTAACAATGGCGTCCCGAGTGATGGCGCGAACCCAGCGCTTAATCTCGCGCAGTGCCACGCCCGCTTTCTGTGCGTTGGTCAGTTTCAGCAAATCTTCTCGCTGAAACGTGAAGGCAAACGCATCAGCCACTTTGCGGACTTCCGCGTTAGTGACCACGTTTGCATCATTGTTGCGCAAGGTTTGCAGAACAGATTGAAGACGCTCTACTTTGGTTGCCATAGTGTTTCCTTTATGCTAATAGGCCAAATGCTCTACAGGCATTGTACGCCGCCTGTAGCATGGTTTGCTCAGTACTGGTATAGGATGCGCCCGCCGTGGCCACGCCGCCGGTTCCCACCGTGCCACTGGCGATCAGCTCCGTAGTGCTACCCCGGCGAAATTGCAGCCGGTTGGCGGTTTTGTACCACAGTTCCCCATCTGCGGGTGAAGTGGGGTCAGGGCCAACCCGGAAGCGGACCTGGGCGCGTGCTGTAGTCGGCGCTGCGAAGTCCATTAGAGCGGTAGCGCTTGTGGAGCCAATCGAGATATAGCCACTGCTCAAGATAGCAAATATCGGGCTATTCCAAGGCGTTGACCCGGTGTCAATTGACATCCAGTACCGGTTTAACGCCGGTGTACCGCCCTGGTTCAAGGTGGCCGTAATGCCGTGTGCAAAAATGCGTTCTGTGGTGGTGTTATTCTGCACATAGACATCATTCAACACAGCGGACGCCCCGCTGCCCGTGGGTGAGTTTAACAAGTGCGCAATACCCGGCCGGGCGCTGGTAATGAATACCGAGGCCGGCAACTTGCCAGTAATCGGGGTTGTGGATAACGTGCCATTATTGACCAGCAGCGAAGCATTGGCTTCTGTGGAGATTGCCGACATCCCCAACGCCGTGCGCGCCGCCGGTGCATCAGCCGCCGCCACCAACCCAATACCGAACGCGCTAAAGGTCACGAGCGGTTCAAATTTGCCCGTTGAGCTATTCCACAGCCAGCCCTTGCTATTGTCCGTAGACCCCGCGGCGGGCGACTGGAAGTCTGTAAAGTGGCCCTCGCCTACCCGAGACGGGACGTAAACTGCGTTGGGCATTGCCTACCGCCTGTTGCTGTAATCATCGAAAATACCGGTTGCCACCAACGTGGCAAGAACCACCGTGGCCGCAATACCCACGATAACGCCCACGATAAAGGCAATAATCATGGCCCCATCCTTTGCCGTAGCCAGACAATCAGGAATCCCGCCGCAAACACGGTCACGGTTAGCAGCGGGATCGACTCCAACACGTTAGCCAAGGAAGAGACGCCGCGTCTTGCTGTCACTCACGCCCAGGCTGCGCGCCATCGGTTCATCGCTTGGCGCGTAGACTTCCAGGGCCTTGAGCGCCGCCGGAATGACCAGGAGCAAGATCGGCGCCCATACGTAATCCCCGCCAGGGTTGCCCGTGGCAAAGTACGTAGTGGCCCACGTCGCGACTGCCAAGATAAAACTGTAGAGAATGCCAGGTAGTTTCATAATCCCCCTAAAATGTTCTGAATACCAAAAACAACAGAACCAACAGAATGACCCATAGCAATAGCCGGGTCTGCTGACTGGTTTCAATCCGACGCGCTGACTGCTCTTGCAAAACGGCTACAGTGTTTTCTAATGTTTGCATCTTTGAGACGAGCGCTTTAACCTCTTTTTTTAAGTCTCTTAGATCGTCCACCACACCTACCCAATTGTAGCCGTCTCCGAATACTGCATTACTCAATCTTGGGACCATACGCAGGATTTCGGCAATCTCCGATGGCGTCTTGCTACCGAGATCAATATGTACCTGCTGAATGCCCTTGCCGCCGGCGAGGTTTTCCCCAGTGTCGCCAAAGTCGCTTGTGATTAGGTCTTTGCTCATTTGGCCCTCAGCAAGTCAAACCCGACGCGCCCACGTTGCGAGACATCATAGTAAAAGCGCAGCCACACCCCGCCCAGTGGTTTCGGTGGTCTACCATTTTCGACATGGTACCCACCGGCAAGGTCAAACTCTTGTTTGTACGTCGGCAACTGGATGTGGATCTGTTCATCCAAGTACACCTTGCCCGCTTCGGATAATCGCACCCGTGGTATGGTTAGCATCCACTCTTCGTGAATGTGGCCGCCCACCACAAATTTAGCATCGGGCAAATACACTGCCCGCCGGTTGGTTTGGATCGTGCCTTTGGTCACAGGACCGCCGCCGCCATGTCCGTGGTGGTAATACAAGGGAAAATTACTATACCCACTCCCCGCTCGGCTGAACATGAACCGCACAAAGCCACTGTACCCGCCTGCGTTGACGCCAAGCCCTTTACACAGCCGCGCTATCAGATCCGTCTCTTGGCGCCGCTTGATGCTCTCTTCGTGGTTCCCACGCCCTACCATAATGATGTGCTCTGCGTAGGGCTTTAGGTACTCCGTCGCTGTATCCACCAAGGCATCCAGGTAGTTGGTTACCTGATGCTCGGGGCGTAGGCTGCTTTTATCGGCCCGTGGATCGTACTTACCCTGCATAGCACAGAAAAAGTCACCAAATCTGAGAATTCCGGCCCCACGTTCCACCGCTTGATCCAGGTGGCGTTTGTGCATAGTCCGATCACAGTGCGGGTTGTCCCAGTGGTCATCAGCACCGAGTAAGAACCACTGTTCCCACCCCGGTGCTACGCTATCCATTTTGACGGTTACGGTATCTTTGACGGCTGCAACGGTGTACGTTGGTCCTGCTATTTCGCCACCTCGATCAACAAGCGCCCCACGCGAGCGCCCCACGCTTTGCCAAAGGTTCCGACGTTGCCCATTGCCGCGTAACGCTCCAAGCGGTTGGCCAGGTAACGCAGCGGGTCCCCGCCGGATTCTTTCATGATATCGAGCGCCGCCCCTACGCCAAGATTCACTGCAGTGTCCAAATGCACAAGGCACATGGGCCACGCTAGGCGGTCAGCGTTGGAGGCTGTCCAGTAATCGCGCCGATAGATGGCCACCGCCTCGGGCAAGGTCAGGTTGGCAATGTCTAACTCTGGATACGCCAAGCGGCTGATACCGAAGTTCGTTTCCCCGCCACGGTCACCGGCAAGCCCAGGCGTATAGCCGCCTTCCTCCTGGAGCACAAAGGCAATGGAGCGGTCAAAGTTATCAAGCTCAATCATGAATTGCGGCTTGGTATCACCAACGTACTGGGCAAAGAGCCAGCCGGTAACCCCCTGATAGAGCGTCGGCAACCATTCGCCCTGCTGCGCTCCGGTAATGATTACCTCTGTCCCATAGCGCAACGTGGTATTGACCGGCGCCGTGGTACTCGGCTGTGTCCGCATGTTTAGCCCCGCTGTGGCCAGGACATACCCAGGGCGTTGCAAACTCACACCAGGACCGACCACAATAGAAACACTGTTGGCGTACGCTGCTAGATGTGGTTGAAGCGGCGCAAGGTCGAAAGACCCCCACGGGTGACCAAAGTCAGTTGTATAGACCTGGATGCTATGAATCCGTGGATCTTGCATGACCGCTTCATGGTATTGCTGCAAATGCGCGTGGTACTGTTCGGCGCTGATGTTGCCTTGCCAGCCGCGCGGGGTTCGCCCTGCATCCTTGACGTACATGTCTAGACCGCACTCACCGATGATAATCGGCACATCCCAAGGGCATTTGGCGTAGCGCCCGCCCCACCAGCCCCACCGCTCGCTAGGTCCCTGATCTGCCCAGTATTCGTGTAAGACCAAATAATGATTGCCCCGTACGATAGCGGGCAAAATCGGGGCATATGGTGCCCAGTTTGGCGGTGTATCCGGCCCGCTGTTGGCCGGCCAACCAACGGACAAATTCAACGCACCGGCGGTCAAGCCAAGTTTGTCGCATTCATCTAGGAAAGCCACCGTATAGGCCGCGGTCTGTTGCAGGTGGTTCCAGACCTCTGGTTCGTTAATGCCGACCACGCAGAGCTTATTGTCAGGCGGAAACGGGATATGCCGACGCCCCGCTTCGTTGCGCAGCTCTTCAATGTGTTGACGCCATTCCTGCGCATGACGACGCCCTGTCCCGGCCGGGTCGTTTACCATGTCGCTCTTTTGTTCGGACAATGCCCAGTCTCGCAGAACCAGCAGCGCATCCGGTGCGGCCTGGTAGGTGTCGCTTATCCATTGCACATCAGGAACCGACGTGGAAACTAACTTGATCGACCGTGGTTGCAGATCGCGGACATACTGTAAGTCTTCCGGCCGGCCGTGGGTCTTGATCCAGTGAACGCCAATCTTATGCATTATTCCCCCGATGTTGGGTAGATACGGTGACCCTGGCCGTACGTGAAGTTGAGGCCCGTGGTTGGCGTGGTGAACCATGTAGCCGGCCCTGGCCAACTCATGTAGTACTGCGCGCCGGGTACCAGGCCATAGACGTTGCTGCTCTGGAATTGGCAGTTGGTGTAAAGGCTGTTGTTCGTCACCACGAAGGTGGGGCGGCTGAAGGTGATACGAAACCACGGCTGGAACCCCGTACCATACTTGAAGACGTTGACGGTTTGCCCGCCGCCGATGCATTTGTCTGCCCCGAATGAATCGAAGACGCCGTTGCCGTTGCCGTCGGACCACAAGTAGAATTTATAGTTAGCCGTGGATTGAGCCGTTGCCGGAATGGTGAGGAATGCAGCCACGATAACGGCCGCGACGATTGCACGAACAAAGCGCATAGGGGGGATCTCCTGTTGAATCAGCACAAATTACGCTGACCACAGTATAGCGCAAAATCCCGTTTTTCGCAATCAACAATGCCGATATGCGAAGGCAACAAAAAACCCCAGGATTGCCCTGGGGTCTGGTGTACTTTTGTTATGCGAAGTATTAGCCATTCATGAACGTTTCATACTGCCCGTTCACTGTTACGTTCGTCGTTTTGCCGTTACGTTCAACGTGAACAACGCCGTTCCGTTCCAGCCATTTGACATCGTTATACACCGTTGTTTTGCTGGTAATGCCCAGGGCATCCGCCGCCGCCTGGTAACTGTCCATCGGGTTGTTCAGGTAGTGGGTGGCAACCTGCTTGCGCCGGTCTATCGTTCCATCGTTCACGGCTTGTACCTCTGGAACGATGGCGGTTTGAACGTGGCTTTCGTTGCGCTCGTTCCAGCGTTTCAGGCCGATACCGACAAATGAACAAAGTGAAACAACGGGTAACAACGCCATGATTTTGTGTGTTTCGAGTTGGTACACGATAGTCATAACGACGGCAACGGAAACCAGAACAATCCCCACGGAAACAGCAAGGGGCATTGTGTAGCGCTTCGGGTTGCGCAGGTAGCCATCCCACATCAGCAGCGCAATTTCCACCAGAAGGAAAACGACGATTTCCAACGTGAGGGAGAAGGCGAAAGACGCCGGCGCGCTCCAGCCCAACTGCCCGATGCCCACGTTGTACATGTTGATAGCATTGGGCAATGGAGCTGCAAGGGCAACGGCTCGCGCTGCCACTTCCACCGATTCATCAGCGAATTGAGTGATGAGGTATCGCAGCATTCCCAAGACGGCCGTCCAGTGCCGTTCAAAGCTGGTTTGATATAGTGTCTTATCCATTTAGTAATGCCTTCACTTTCTTCTCGCGCCCCTGGCTATCAACCAGGTAAAACGAATCTCCTCTTGCCTCTATCGTGCAGCCAATGCGGGCCGCTTCCCGGCGCATCTGGGCAAAACTCGTCACGCCATCGGGGAGCATCGGCAAATCAGCTACCGGTCTACCCACGGCCACATGGCTTACCGTTACCATGTGCCACCGCATGAAGAGCAGCAACAGACCAGCGAAGACCAGAACCACCGCCACGATGGGCCAGTAGGTAGGCTTGGCTGCTTTAGCGAGTACTTCCAGTTGGTCCGTCTGCGCGTTGACGGCCGCAATGTCGGCGGCGCTCTCCGCTTGTGCAGCGGCGGCCTGCGCTTGTGCCTGGAGTGCTGCTGTCTGTGCGTCGATCTGTTGCTGTTGCGCCGTAGCCGTGGCTTCAATGACGATTTGTTGTGCCAGTTGTGCGGCTTCGGCTTGGCGTGCCTTGGCTTCTTCACGGTCGGCCATAGCCTGGAAACAGCCCGACAGAACAAAGATCGCCAGGAGTAATGTTAGGTATTTCATGGTCACCATTCCAGTACAATTTCGACATCGGAATACCCAAAATCGATAAGTTGGGCAGACAGCCACATCTTAAACTGTATCGCGTCAGGGGCTACTTCTTCGATGGTAACTCGGTAGCCCTGCCCCCCTTCATCATCAATATAGAATTCAGCGCGTGTGCAGCCTAGATCCCCCCAGTTGATAGCATCATTTTTGAATTGCTCTTTGTCCGCTGTATCGCACAAAAGATCAACATCATGCATCAACGCTTTTAAATCATAGTTAGTTACAAACATGTTTGCACCTTTCTTCCTGGTAATGCTCCAAAAGCAGCGCCACAACATCGCCACGGCTCTTGCCGGTTTCGTCGGCAATCTGGTCTATAGTACGGATGATAGAGCGGTCTACGTAGATTGATATGGTTGTCTTCATGCTTGCACCTTCCAGGCCGCAAACGCTGCCACCGCCGCGCATACTGCCCAAATCATTGCCCGATCATTATTGCCCATCCAGAGCGCTGAAATTGTGGCGCCGATGAACATGTACATACTAAGTGTGTTCCATCGTTTCACGCTTCTACCTCAAACTTTCCGAATCTTACCCGATTGACTTCGCTCTTTACCGACCGTCGAGCGGCGGCGCGCCGTTGGCGTCGCACTTTGACCGCCACCAGGTCTAGTTGTGGTTGCTTCCGTGCGTACTCCAAAAAGTACGTGATTGCCACTGCGCAAAGGGCCAGGCCGATACGCCCCGTTTCCACGTCAACGCCCATCGTCTGCCCCCACACAACCGCCAGGTAAGCGCCCAACGCCGGCCCGGTGATGATGTTGACTAAGCCGTTCCGTATCATGTTTCCGATCACAACAATGGCGATTGCAACGCCTAAAATTGCTGATGTTAGTAGCATAGTACACCTCTCTCGGTAGGCCCCTCCCCCACTCTCGTTTTTCTCGCCCGTCTCGGCTCCGAGGGTCCGAGACTCGTGTAAATTTAGTGTCCGAGGCGAGAAAACTACGATAGGGGGGGGACATAATTCGTGTCTTTGAACTTCTCAATCCTACCCAGTGCACGATTGATTTTGGCTTCTGCTTTGGCCGGTGTCATGCCATCCGCAAACGTTCGTGTGCCGCGTTGGTCATCTTCCACGATCATCACGCCACAGTGCAGTAAGAAACTTGTCGCCTTCCCCCACCGGCCCTTCCCCATCGTGCAATGGTCCCGGCCGTACTTCAATCCTTGTTGCCAACGGTGAATGATTTCGTCAACGTCTTTGAGTAACTGCGCGTGCTTGTCGGTTGGTTCCTCTGCCTTGACCACGCGGGCGCCGGCGCTGGCCTGGTTAAACTCCTGGGTTTTGATCGTGGCGCGCACCTTGCGCAGCTCCTCGCGCAAGTGCTGATTGTCGGCGCTTAGCTCTTGCAACTTCGCTTCCTTCTCTACCAACATTTCTTGCATCCGGAGATACTGATAAAGATCTTTGACCTCATCCAGGCTAAAGCGCAGAACAGACAGTGCACCAAACCAAATCATCCCAAGCGCAAACGCAATGATGGCGATTCGTGCGGCCGGCTCCGTGGTTGACCACGCCTGAACAGTGTAGACAATCAGCGCAGCGCCAAGCACCACGCAGACCACGCCAACGCCCGCATAGAAATTCTCTTGCGTTTTGGCGGCAACGCTGCTTTGCGTGCGGTCTTTGCGTACCTGGATTCGCTCTGCTGTTGTCTGATTACGCACCCAAGCCCCCCATGATCAACACGCCAACCGTACCAACAATGATCAACGCCACCAACGCCCACGCCACCAACGACACCAGGAACGCCCCACAGCCGGCCGCGCTGTCTGGTGTGGGTAAATCAGCACTACGGCCGGCTGCGCTCACTGCGGCCTGCTGTGGCTGCTCTATGACGAAGGCAACCACGGTGGCGGCAAGGGTAGCGCCGATGGGGACAGGATTAAGCACCAACGCGCTGAGTAAAAGCCCGGCGAGGTTCAAGGCAAAGTACCATTTCATTTCTTGCCTTCCTTTGCCAATTGCCATTTGTACAAAGCGACATTTGCCTTACCCATCCATCGATCCTGCCCAAACTTGCGCTTACTTCCTCCGATGCGTTTACCGGGGAACTTGTAATGCTTGGGCGCTTTACGAATCACCAACCCACGCCGCTTGGCCTCTTTCAAAATCCATTTGATGTGGCGCTCTTCAATCATCTTTGGTTCTCCTGTTGTCGCTGCTGCTCTTCACGTCGCGCCCTTGCCGCTGCCCGGAGCTGTTCCGCAAAGCCGCCGTCAACTTCTTTCTGGTTGGGTTCGTTTTCCATCGGCGGCAATTGTGCCTGAAGTTCTTCGATCTTGTCTTTATCCCACCATGCCATCATGCACCGCCCTTCTGAATCAACGGCAGATAAACCTTGGTGTGCTGTGGAGCTGCCGGCGCCCGGGTCGGTGTGGCAACCCATGACGTGGATGACATCGTGGGAAACGGCGGGACCGTCCCGGCCTGCGCTGGAAACGCAGCCAAGTACCCGGCAAGGGTCAAAGCGACGCCGACCACGATAACGGCAACGGTGTAATCGGCTTTGGTCTGTTTACGTTGTTTGGAGGAATTCCAACTGACCATAAAAAAATCTCCTATTGCTAGGAGACGAGGGATCTGCTATGCTATGCACAGCCTCGATCGTGCTCATCTCACGATTAGGTGAGGGAGTAGGGCCGGGGTCCAGCCGGCTCTATTTCCCGTACTTCACTTTGCTAATTATCATTGGCTTTTATCACCAAAGGTGTAATTTTTAGTTCGGGTAAACTTACCACCTCGGCTCCTTGGATCAATAACCGCACCACTACAGAGCGGTTTACCCCTAGTTGCTTAGCGAGTAATTCGAGCTTTTCCCGATCTTCGGGGTACAAAACAAAAGATGTAACATTGCCCATTCAATTTATCCCCAGTACTTCACTTCGTCAAGCCTTCGCACTTCCACCAACGATTCAGCCACGCCAAACCGCTGGGCCACTTCCCTACGCCGCTGGGCTACGGCTTCCGGCTCATCACTGGCCAGAGCGTCCACCCAGTCGCCATGCACAAAGTAATGAATCTTGTTCCCGGTCGTCTGTGGTGAATCGGTAACTGTCATTGATGTTTTCAAGTAAGGTTGCGTCCTGTGGATACTGCTGTAGGTACCACGCCTGGAAGCGTGGCCAGTCCCGCATGTGCTGCGGTTCGTTCATGGGTTCCTCTTCGATGTCGTCTTCGATGATTGCGTCATCGTCCATAGCCCTCCGTTTTTACCCCAACGCTCCCACCAGCAGGCCCACCAGCCCGCCGCCGACTGCCACCGCAATGAGCACAGTGGCGCGCATGGCCAGAAGCGGCGGCGCATCCGTCACGAGTTGACGCAACGTGGCCCGACATCGGCTCAGGCGTTGGCGGTCTTCCACGGTCAGCGGCAATGATGATTTCTGCAACAGGTCAAGCCACAGGTCCGCATCCAGCGCCGCCGCTTCCAGGTTCACCGGTAAGCCGGCGTTGTCCCATGCTGGTTTCATAGGTCTTCTCTCCACCGGCGCGGCCTAACCTCATTCCGCGAACCGTATTTGGCAAGCTCTACCGCTGTCACGCGCCGCCACTTTACATAGTTCCCGTTTTCCCATGTAAGATCGCCAGCAAGCGCTTCCCAGCAATCCCCCAAGTGCGTGACAACCTGCACAGGGACATCATCGTCAACCGGCTGTTTCCTGTCGCAATCCTGCCAAGAGCCAGTGTATTCCAAAATGGCTTTGGCGTAGATGGCCTTGACCTCTTTCAACTCAGCCTTGCATTCTGCTAGTTGGTCAAGCAAGGCGGCTTTCTCGCCATCCGCTGTAACTTCCGCCGGCGCATCACTCGCACCGTTGCGGACAAGCTCCATTAAATCTTTGAGCGCAATCGTAACTTTAATATCTGTCATAGGTCACTCATCATCAGGGCCAGTAAGCCCACTATACACGCAACGATCGCCGCCACTTCCATTCTGTACCTCCTTTGAAATAGACATTACTTGACGCCGTGCGTGGTCTTGCGCTAGACTGTTAGCCCAGTCCTGCAAAATTTGCCCCCAAGGACGCGCGGCGCAAACTGTGACCTGCTTGCCATTCACCATTGAAGACCTAATCACAGGGTAGCCATGATCAATCATCTTAGACCCCGAGTAGCTCTTCAACGCTCATGCCATAGGCATTGGCCAGGATTAACGTCTGACGGATATCCAGGCCCGCTTTGCCACCTTCCACCCGTGACAGGTGCGATTCATAAATGCCGGTAGCATCCGCCACGGTCTTGATCGTCGCGCCCCGTTCTAAGCGTATGTCACGCAGCCGAGCGCCGATAGAAACACGTAATTCGTCGGTATCGATTTCGAGCGCCGGAGCCAACGCCGGTTGCGGTGCCCCTGGTCGAATCCGTTCAATGATGTTTTCCATAATCCTCCTCTTGCGATTTGCACACGTAATTGCGTTATGCGCAAATGGTAGCACGATCAATCCCGATTTGTCAATAGGCAAATTGCGATTTGCGCAAAATTGCCCGAATCACGGTGCTATCTGCAATAACCGTCGTAGAATAGTTTGTTTTCCAGAGAGGGATACACACATGATCGGACTAAAAATGAACATCAGTGAAACAATGGGTGATCGCATCCTGCAACTGTTGCGGGATCGGGGTCGCGCCGACCGTGGGCGCGAGTATGAGCAGAAAGAGTTGGTGGCGTTTCTCAACGGGGAAGTCAGAGGACCGAACGGTAAGTTTTACGATTTACACACATCGCCCACCGCAATCAGCCGCCTGATTAAAGATGGCGTTAACCGGCTTGACCGTGATTTACTGGAAGCCATTTGTGAGATGTTTGACACGTCAATGGATTGGATCGTGCGTGGCAGGGAAGCCACCAACAGCGGTGATCACTACATCACGCCGGAAGCCGACGCCGCCTGTAACATGATAGACGCGATGGAAGAGGGGACGCGCCAACTGTGCGTCAATATCATCCGGCAAATCTACGGCATAGACCAAGAACGCCATGAAATAGAGACGGAAATCTTTGATTTTATGCAAGGATTGGCCCTGACCTGGTGGGGGATGATCAGGTCAGGGCACGGTCAATTCTTCGTAAAATAGGTATCAATCAACGTCGTGGTAGTGGCCTTTGATTTGTACCGTTTCCGGAGTTCATTTAAAACCTTGAGCCGTTCAGCGCGGGGGAGCCGTTGAAATTCTTCACGGCTCATCTTGGTTACATCCTTGTTCTTTGTAGGCATGGTTCCCTTTTTCCTAAGCAATACGTCGTATTTACTTTATCGTAATTTTAACGCAAATCCTTTAAATCATGAACATTAACATCGTCGGATGGGCGGCTGTGTCATCGCGCCCTCAGGCATCTGAAGAAAAAATAAGCTTGACGAGACAGCTTGCGATGAACTTGATAGAAGGTCGCAAGTGGGGGAGAGTCGTCTACCAGTTCGTGATACCCGGTGAGAGTCGAGACATCACCGAGTTGTCCGAAGCTGCGCAACGGGTTACCGGGTGGCGGTTGGATTCCACCGGCCTGGATGGACTCGAAGGGGACGCCCTGGAAGCCGCCATTGATGCCAAGCTGGTGGAACTCAGGGCCACGCCACGCATCTATCCCTATGCCGAGCTGCGCGCCGCTATCCTCGCCAAGTCATTCCAGGCATTTTCCTTTTACAACCTAGGCAGGGTAGGGCGCGACGCTGTGTTGCAACTGACCATCGTCAGGCTATGCCAAATCAGTGGCATCTTCTATTACAGTACCCAGGCGCCGCCGCACGCCTTCGACGTGAAAAGCCAGGCGTCATACCAGGCCAACCTGATGCTGGCGTTCCAGGCGGTTGGTTATCAGAATGAGATCGCGCAGATTACAGAGAACCACCGGGACGGCATGATCCGTCGTGTGGAGCGGGGCCGCTTCCCCGGTGTGACGCCCTGGGGCTGGCACGAAGTCAGGAACGATAAGGGGAAGATTACCGGCTACACCATTGACGAAGACGCCGCCGCTACCATTCGGTTGATTGTATCGATGTACCTGGATGATGGCCTGGGTAAGCCGACGATCGCCGATGCCCTCAACGCCGCCGGCCACAAGACCCCAAGCGGTGGCCAGGGTTGGACCGATGCGCAGATATACCACGTCCTAAGCCGCTCCAGGATTTACGCTGGGATTGCGCAGTTGAACCGTCGCAGTGAGTCCAGGCCATATGTCGAAGCGCAGGGCATTTGGCCTGCGATTATCACGGAAGACCGGGCACGGTTGGTCCTGGCTGAACTCAAGGGCAGGCGCCAGGCCCGCCGCGCCATCGGATCACCGTATCGCTATAGCCTGCTGTGCTACTGTGGCGAATGTGGGAAACGTCTACACGCTTGCACGTCATATAGTGACCGCACATTGGCCAGCGGAGAACAGAAGCGCTACTGGGTGATCCAGTACCGTTGCCGGGAGCACCATGTCCGTATATCGGAGCGCCACATTACCGCAGCGCTGCAAGATGCCATCGAAGGGCTAAGTGATTCTCTTGACGCCAACGCCATTACCGGGGCCGCCGACACCGCCGGCATTGGGCCATCGGTCGCTGAGCAAATCGCCACGGTAAAGGCCAAAATTAAACGCCTAGAGGCTGGCATCACGAAAGCCGATGTAGACCACTACGCAGGCGGCGCCATCGATTCCAACCGCCATAGCGCCATTGTGGACGCCCTCAAAAAGCAGATCACAGACGCTCAGGCCGAATTGACCAGACTGCGGGATATTGAACACGCCCTGGAGCATGACGCCAAACGGGGTGACCGCATCCAGGACGTGCGCAAAGATGGCCTGGCCTACCTGTTGTCTGATGACGTGCGCCGGGCCAACACTTGGCTTAAGCGCCGGGTTAAAGTGTTCATTGATGAGGAGCGCCGGATTGATGTAATTTTTCTGTAACTATCGCAGGGCGCATCGAGATAACCTATCTGATAGTTACATAACAAGAAAGAGGAAAATCATGATTCGTTACTGTGTTATCGCCCTACTACTGTTGGCCGGCTGTGGCGCTCCAACGCCGACGCCTAGCCCTACCGCAACGCCATTGCCCACGGTTGCCCCGGCGCCCACCATGACGCCCACAGCGGCTTGGTATGCCGGTGGTACGCTGCAACAAGCCACGGCTGCCCAGTGGCGCGCAGGGTCGGCAGAAGACCGTCTGGCCACGGCTGCGGATTGGGCCACGGGTGGCTTTGAGTTGACCACGGTTGCAGCGTTAGAAGAGATGGCGCCGCAACTGCTGGCGTGCGTGGAAGGCGGATTTGAGGAATACGCCCTGGCCTATGGGGAAGAGGCCACCATGCTCGACTTGGCCGCCACTTGCGTGATTCTGCTAAAAACGCCCTAGTAATTTGCGTACTAACGTAAAGACCCCCAGGGATTATCCCTGGGGGTCTTTTTTATTTCTCCTTTGGCTTCTGCGGCACTTCCACCACACCCTTGATGATGGCCGTCAGAAACTCGGATTCCCCATCCCACCCCGCCGCCGCCAGTTTGGCCAGGAGCGCCGCCCGGCGGGTTGCTTGGCGCTCTTTTCGTGCCTCTTTACTGTCTGCCCACTCTGGGTTGTACTTTTGTCCTTTTGCCATAGTTATTGCTCCTTTCGGTAAGGGTTGGGGCTTTCGCCCCTTCCCCCTATTCTTCTGGCCAGTTGTCTTCGTTCTCGCCGTAGGCCGCTACCATTTCGTCTTGCCACTTCTCAAAGCCGGTGATTTCTGCGTAATTCCGCTTGGCCTGTTCTGCTGTGACTGCGTGGGCGTTATACCACCGTTCGTTCCCATCCGTCTCGACTTGCTCTAGTTCTGCCACTGTCCCGGTCACTACTTTGATTTCGCCGTTTACTTCGTGCACTAAGTGTTTCATTTCGTCGCTCCTGTTTGTTTACGTTTTCCTGTGTCTACAGTATAACACATGTTACGTAACATGTCAACGCCCAATTTTGACGAATTTCAACGAGTTTTGGCGAATTTCGGGATTTCTCCTTTTGTTTTCGTAAGGTTTGCGCCCCTTGGGGTCCGAGGGGGTGACCATGCCGCCCGCCCATCCGATGCTGGTTGCAGGCTATTTTTGGATCACATTTTTTGCGTTTGGATCACATTTTTCGTTTTGGATCACTTTTTAAAATCAAAATGTGATCCAAGATTTCAACCAATGATTGCTACGTTTTTGAGGGGTGTTACAGGTGGTAGAGGCAAAAAAGAGGAAGGGCCTTATATTAAATAAATGTGTTTGTGGATCACAAGATCACTTTTTTTTTATATTAGATGTCGCGTGGCAACTTTTTCCCTTACGCTCCACCTTACGGGCGTTCCAAGGCATTTTCCGCCAAGATCCATCTATGCACGCAAAAATGTGATCTTGTGATCCAAACGGGTGTTTTTGGGGTGCTCTACCACCTGTAAATCTATGGATCACATTTTTAAAACAAAAGTGATCCAAGTCGAAAAAATGTGATCCATAGGCTGAAAAATGTGATCCAAGGTGGTACCGGCTCATGGTTTCGATTGTCGCAAACAAATATTGCGATTTGCGCAAATTGATGCTTGACACGCAACTAAGGCAGTGCTATACTGTCAATTACCGATTTACGCAATTGTGCACGATAATCGGGATTATTGCCGAAAGGGTACACGCTATGGATTACCAAGACATTGTTTACAGTCTACTTGATTTACCGTCTGACATCGCCAGCCAGGAAGGTGACCTGTTGGAATTCCGCAAGGGCTTGAAGATGGCTAAGACCCTGCTTGAGCGGCGCGAAACCGAAGTTCTGGCCAGTCGCCAGGACTGGGGTAAGAACGACGGAGAACGCAAAGTTAACCAGAAGGCGGCGCTGTTCGCTGACAAAAATTACCTGTCATTACTGGGAGCCGTATCGGATGCTGAAGATAACATTGCCGAAACAGAAATCGAAATCAGCCGCCTGAAAAATCTTTTCTACGCCATGCGGGAAATTGCCGCCCTCACCGCCGCCCACATGGTCATGGACCGCACGCACACCGGCGCCGTGGTTGCCCAAGCCACCGCCACCGAACTAGGGCTGTAACTAATAACTTCTTTCCAACCTATACCACTTTTTACAGGAGCATACTATGTCATTCGAGAACATGATTGGCCAACAAGAGGACACCGGCTTAGAAAGCAACCAGACAGAGTTCAATGGTTTTCCGCTCATTATGTGGCAGAACGGTGATCCTGGTTCTGCCAAGATGGGCTTGGACGCCCTGGAGTATGTCGGCGGCTGGTTCACGGGGACCTGGTACCGCCATAATGATGAGATTGTTACCCGGATTCCCGATGGTGCCGACAAGACGGATTATCAGGAAATTGACCTGGCCCCTTATGGGTGGCGGAAAGACTACTTTAGCAATTCCCGCGGTGAACGGGTTGACGGTTGGTATCGGCGCAACATTGAAGCCGCTTTGATCTGTGGCCGGGAACGTTGGTTGGTCCATACCGAAGACCAGAAAAACACGGTGTTAGCATTTACGAACTACAAAGATGCAGAAAAAGTCGGCGGTCCTCGTGGCAATCAGCAGGTGTTGGCCCTGGTCAAGGGTATGGAAGCCTTTGGCCCAGTGGTCTTCACCTTCAAGGGTTACCCTATGATGAGCTTCAAGGGAACACGAGAATTCATGGCCGATGGGGTTATGACCAATCTGCGTCGCCACGTAACAGATCCCGTGGCCGCCAAACTCGCTAAGCCGGGCCAGAAGCCGCCCCATATCAATTACCGCTCGGTATGGTGCCCGATGGGTCCCAAGGTGGTGGACAACAAGCCGCAGTTTATTAAGGCCGGCAAGGGCGATAAATCGAAAATGATCGTTGTTCCAACCTATGTGGGTCGCAAATGGACCATTGAAGACATCGACCTGGCCGCCGTCTATGTTGGCGACGCGGTCAACGCCCAAGCAAACCAAGCCTTCGATGACAACAAGGAGTGGGCCGGCGCATGGGCCAACCTCAACGGCGAAACTGACAACGCAGAGGCCAGCGAAGCCGCCAAGGGCAAAGCAGAAGAGGCGCAAAGTCTCAACGACATGGCCGCCGGCGCTGGGCTGTAATCTTCTGTTGCGCAGTCGGGGGACCTCGTCAGGGGTCCCCCTGTTTATCGAAGGGGTACATGATGATTGAAACAATCAGAGAATTAGTCTCCACTGCCTGCCAGGACCGCCCTGCCCGCCCATCGTTCGTTGTCAAGGATGGTCAGTTTGTGCTTACTATTTCTGGCAACAAAGCCGGGTGGTCTGACCTCTGCGCTCTCATGGGCGTGCCATCCCATGCTGAGCGGGTGGAATCCAAAGACAAACTGGTCATGGCCTGGGAATCCGTGGCGGATACGGTGTTTGGTCCCAATGGGCCCATCGCCGCCATCAAAGAAAACTACGAGGTACGTAAACAGCAACTATACATGGCGCGCATGGTGCAACGTGCGATCGAAATGAATGATTGCGCCATGATTGAGGCTGGCACGGGCACGGGCAAGGGCTTTGCCTACCTCGCCGTAGCAATGGCGATGGGCAAGACGATCACCGTCTCTACCAGTAACAAAGCCTTACAGGCCCAGTTGATGAACAGCGACATCCCGTTTTTGCTCCAAATCTTCCCAGGGAAGCGCGTGGCCCTGGCTCAGGGGAAAAGCAACTACGCATGTAAAGCCAAGGCCGAAGACCTGAGCAGCAACATCACGGGCGACCTTGCGCAGTGGTACCACGCCACCGAAACCGGCAACATGGAAGAGATCACGTTCCCGTTGACGCCTGCTGAGCGCCAGGGGATCGCCATTGATGACCAGTGCCCCGGCCGTAAAAGCTGCGTATTCGGTGACCGCTGCTTTTACTACCTCGCCAAAGATGCCCGTGAAACCGCTGACGTTGTGGTGACTAACCATGCCCTGTTGTGTCTCAACATGGCCTACGCCGGCGCCGGTATCCTACCGCAGACCGATGTAATCGTGGTAGATGAGGCCCATAAACTCGTTGACTATGCCCGCAACGCCCTTGGGGTAGAACTCGGTTACCACCAGATCGAACGTGCCCTGGATTACCTGGATAGCTACCCGGAAGAGGTAGATCCACGCGACGCCGACCGGCTTGCAGCTCATTTTAGTAGCGAGATTGCCGGCCACGTTGCGCAGAAGTCAGACCCCCAAGTTGGCGTACAGCCTGACCAGGAGTTTCCCGCCGGGTTGCGCCTGGCTCAGGAATTAGAGGACGCAGCGCGCGACCTGTGGGACCCCGGCATTATTCCCGCCGACCGGGAAGAGCGCCGGATGAAACGGGACGCTGACCGGGTACGCAAGATAGCCGATAAGGTCAAGGCGTTTTCGATGGCAACCAAAGACGGCTGGACGCGCTGGATTGAATATAAGGACGGTGTGAAGCTGTTCACCGTGCCCTATAACGTCTCCTGGTTCCTTAAGAACCTGGTCGGCTACACCACCGAAACCGTGGAACTAGACCCCACGCGCTGTACCCTGTGTAACCGGGTATTGACAGCGCCGGCCGTCTCGATTCTCAACGGTAAACCGTACGGGCCAGACTGCATTCATAAAGTGGATGCGTTCGGTGATGCGGACCTGGTGGACCTTGAGCAGTGGCTTGGTGGTACCCATCGGGTGGAAACCGTCCCCATGCGCCAACATGCCACGATCTTTACCAGTGCCACGTTGATGGCGCCGGATCTGGAAATGTTCCAGCGGGAAACGGGTGTTCGTGGTGGTCTGGTGATGGAAGTCGAAAGCCCATTCGACTATCCCAAAAACACGCTGTTGTATATCCCAAACGGCGCGAGTCCCGCGCCGAATGATAAAGAGTATCCGCTATGGGTTATCGAAGAAATCGAGCGCTTGGTTGATGCATCGAAGGGCAGCGCTTTCCTGCTCTTCACCTCTTACGCCAACCTGCGCAACGTGCGTGATGCTCTGGCGCCGGTGTTCAAGCGAGATTATCCGGTGTTCATCCAGGGGGAAGACCTTGGGAAGCAAGAGATGGCGCGCCGGTTCGCTAAGTCTGGCAATGGTGTCTTATTTGGTACCAAGAGCTTCTTTGAAGGGGTATCAATCGAGGGGGACGCCCTACGTTTGGTGGTGGTGGACAAGATGCCATTCATGGCGCCGTCGCCCCTCAACGCAGCCTTGGAAGCGGACCTGCACCGCCAAGCCAAAGAGCAGGGATTGAGCGGGTTCAAAGCGGACATGTACCCGTTTGATAAATTGCGTGTGCCCACGATGATTGTGGACCTGAAGCAGGCGTTTGGTCGGCTCATCAGAACTCGGCGCGACTATGGCACGGTGGCGATCTTGGATACGCGCCTACGCACTACCAAATATGGCCGCAACACAGTCTTGCCCGCCTTGCCCGATGCCAAGCTGATCCACGATTTACCACGAGTACACGATTTCTACGCCCAACGCCGCGGCCTGTCCGTTGCTCCGATGCCTTCATTGATTCCGCACACTGCCGCCCCAAAACGTGAGACCGTCGATTTCACACTGGAATTCTAACTATGCTCAATTACGCCCTGGAATATGCAGCGCTCGGCTGGCATGTATTCCCGGTGTGGTGGATTGACGAGAACGGGGCTTGTGCATGTGGGAAACCTGATTGCACAAGCCCCGGCAAACACCCGATCCCCCACCGTGGTTGTTACGCAGCATCGACCGATGCCAAGATCCTAAGTGGCCTATGGCGCAACAACCCAGAAGCCAACATCGGCTTACACTGCGGGCCTAGCGGGATAGTGGCGTTGGACCTGGACCTATACAAGGATGTGTACCTGGCCAGCGAAGTGGAAAAGCTGATAACGCCAGCGGATGAACAGACCGTCACCAGTCTAACCGGAGGCGGCGGGGTGCACCTGCTCTACGCTACCACCGCCGCCTACAGCAACAGTAACAAGGCTTTGCCGGATGGGATCGATGTGCGGTGTTGGGGTGCGTACATTGTATTGCCACCGTCCAACCACGAAAGCGGCGGGCAGTATCAATGGGAAGATGGTTATGGGCCTGGGGAAATCCCGCTGGCGCCGGTCCCGCCGAAACTGAAAGCGCTCTTGGATGCCATCATGGAAGACCGGCGGCGCGCAAAGGAGCGCGCCGCCCAACGCACGGTAGAGATTGCGCCGGAAGCCGAGACACTAGCAGATGCCCTGAGCTACATTCCAAATTGGTCTATCAGCGATGGGGAAGGCGGCTTGACCTACCAGGACTGGATCGGCGTGCTGATGGCGGTTCACTCGGTGTTTCCTGGCGACGATGGGATCGACCTGATTGAATCCTGGTCACCGGGTACGCCTGGGGAAGTTGCCGCCAAGTTTGCTTCATTTCACAGCGATGGTGTAACGCTCGGGACGGTGGATCACCTGGCCCGCGCCCACGGATGGCAAGGCTCGTTTACGGATAGTTACGACGGATTTAGCGCAGTGCATAGCCATATTCAGATAGGCCACACCATAACCATTGAAGACCCAGAGGAACCCGCCGACGATGCGCCGGATTACCCGGCATGGCCGTTTGCTGTGCAGGATGGCTGTTTGGTCATGTTCAAAAAGACAAAGGGCAAGATTGATTTTGAAAAACTGGCTGACCTTCAGGCGCGAATCATCCACGAAATCATTGACGAAAACGACGAACGAATCTATGTGATTGAAGGGGTTGGCAAACGTGGCGGACCGTTCAGGAAGGAAATATCAGCCGCCGACTGGGGATCGCCATCGCGCCTGAAAGCTGCCCTGGATGCTATCAGCTCATTGGATACGGTCTACGCCGGTTCCACAGAGCACCTGGGATCTGCCATCAAAAACCTAAGTGGCGGCCAGGTCATTACCCGTCGCTATAACCGCATCGGCTGGCGTGATGGCCGCTTCCTCATCCCAGGGCGTGAACCCGCCGGCATTGAAATCAAACTGGACGACAAGGCCGCAGCCTACCATTTACCCGGCGGCGCTGATATGGGCCACGCTGTAACTGCCCTGGATGCGTTGATGGATGGCATAGGAGAATATGGCACGGTAGTTGTAGCCCATGCGCTGCTGGGCCCATTGGCTGCCCTTGCCGGATGGCGTGGTGACCGCTACGGGCTATTCCTCCGTGGTATCACCGGCTCTATGAAAACCACCACGGGCCGCCTGGCGATGGCGCTATGGGGGCCACGGTTCGCCAGTGAACAACTGTTTGAAAAAATGGGCGCCCACGGCGGAACCGCCAACGGGATCATTGGCCGGGCCGCTGAGATCGGTGACCTACCCTGGATGTTGGACAATTTTAAGCCGAACACGCAAGGCCGGGAAAGCGCCGTTGCCTTAATTCATGCCCTCATGGAAGGGCACACCAAGAGCCGCCAAACCCGCACGGGCCAGAACGCCAAGACGACGCCCTTGCATTGCTGGCCATTGATGACCGGCGAGGACATCCCAGGGACCGACACCGCAGCATTGGCCCGGCTGATTATCGTGGACCTCGAAAGTAAACACGGGGAAGTGCCCGAGGGGATTGCCGTCGCCACTGACCTTGCGGGGCATCTTCACGCCATCGGGGCCGCCTGGTTGGATTTGCTGGAAGGGCCACGGGGACCGGCTGTAGTGGGCATGGCCAAAGATGTCTTCGACACCGCCCGCGCCCAGTTTGCAGAACATATCCGCATCCACTCGCCACGGGCCGAGAATATCTTACGCAGCGCTACCAACTTCGCTTTGCAGAGTGCGGTATGGTCAGCCCTGGCTGAACTGGAACCCATCCACGATTTAATCATGGGACGCATGGCGTTACACCATCAAACGCTCTTGGACCTGGCCGGCTCAATCGAGCGCCACACATCGGACCACCTGGAAGCCAACAAGTTTCTGGCGATACTTGGGGCATTGATGGCAACGGGCCGGGTACATGTCCTGCCGATTGGGGCCACGTCGGCGCCGCACGGCGTCCCCGTCATCGGTTGGTACGATGGCGAAAGCAACCTTTGCCTCTACCCTGATTTAGCCATCCAGGCGGTGGAAACCGTCAACCGGGACGCCCTCAACGGGATGACCAAAAACAGCCTGTACGCACAGCTAAAGACCTTGGATGCCCTGGCCACGGTCGGGCGCGACGGCAAGAGCACGGTACCGCTCTATGATCCAGTCACCGGCAAGCGGCCACGGGTCTTGGTGCTGAAATCGTCGGCCCTGGAAGAGGGGGAAAGCCACATGGTAACTGCTGAGGAAATCGGACTGTGAACGAAGCCAACGCTTTGCTGATAGGTCTATTGCAGGACGGTAACCGCGCCGCCGCCCTCGCCAAGTTGCGGAAATACAACGGGGAGTTGGTGGAAGTCGGGGACGCATCCGGCGCTGAACCGTGGGAAGTCTTGGCCGATGTCCTGCGGGATTGCAGGCCACTTGGGGCGGATACCTGTTACGTCTTCACGAATGCCGAGTTGTCAACACGAATGGCCGGGCCAGCCGGGGCGGTGTGGGTTGAGAAGTGGGGTAAGTGGAAACTAGACACAGCAGCCGTCGAAGAATGGAACCGAACCAACGCTGTGAAATTCGCAGTTCTACGTGAGTTGTTCCGGTACTCCTGGCGTTGGGCCAGAGTAGGCCCGGAGAAGTTGCAGAGTACAAGGGGGTTACTCAGTGAAAGCCAGTAAAGCACAGATAGAGCGTGCCAGGGTTGCCGCCGTTGCCGCCCTGGAAGCCGCCTACGGACCACAGACAGTCAACGGCGAAACGATGTGTTGGGAAGGGCGTATTGCCCGCGCTACTGCCAAAGGGGAAGACGTGATCCGCTCGGGCAAGCTTAGCCGGGATGGGGTACGGGCCATCATTGCAGACTTTGAGCGCCAGTACACTGCCGCCGTTGCTACCGCTCACAAGGCCCTGGACGATTATTACAACCTTTGCAAGAGCGCCGGTGTGCAGTATGAGATGCTAAGCCGCCCCTACTGCCCTTGCCCTACTTGCGGCGAAAGATACTATTGGGCACTCGGGGAAGAGTACCGCACAGCGCTGCTACGATTCCACGAAACCAAGGGCGCGCCGGATGCCCTGGCCACGTTGCGCAATGTCCTGGCCAGGGCTGACCAATATAACGTGTCAATCAATTTGGTGATGGACTAGGGGGGATCATGGCAATTAAGGCTATCGAAACATCATATAAGGGGTACCGCTTCCGCAGTCGTCTGGAAGCGCGTTGGGCTGTCTTCTTTGATGCCCTTGGGGTGGAATGGGAGTACGAAAAGGAAGGCTATGATCTCGGTGATGCGGGTTGGTACCTGCCTGACTTTTGGTTACCCAGACAAGGATGTTGGGTGGAAATCAAAGCTTCCGGCATGGTCGAAAAAGATGAATTCCAAAAAGCAGAATTCCTAAGCGCTGGCCTTGAACAGCCAATCTTGTTGTTAATCGGCCAGCCTGACATAGAGGATAGTCAACAGGGATTTACTGCGTTAATGGTTTTGGGCCACGCCTGGCAAGAATGGTTACCCGGCGATTTCCTCCGTACTGATGAGTCCTTAGTTGATTTGCAATACAATATGAAGTCATTGGCTTCATATTTACTTGATAGTCGGGAAGGAGTATTCGTTGAACTATGCGATCTGGGTCCATATGAATTTGACTACATCGATCACAATGGAGATTTGCTGTCCGTCAACGAGGGTGATTTTCACTCTCTGGGGAAATACTTGAAAGATGTATCGCTTGGCAATACAAGGTGTACTAAAGATGTATATCTTATTTATAAAGGTTGGTTACTAAACAAATGGGGGGAAAACCATTGGAGTCAAAAGATAGGCACAAGTAGAGTCGTGGAAGGATGTACTCTTAAGGCCGGAAGTAATGGCCTTGTTGTTATCCCCGAGAACTGGGGCTTGCTCGACAACAGCATTATAAGAGCAATCAACGCCGCCAAGTCCGCCCGCTTTGAACACGGTGAATCAGGCGGCGGATGGCCCAGAGTTTCTAAAAAGAAAGCATGGTGAACTAATGCCAAAGTTTGCAGCGAAGGTGGATAGTAATCAAGCGGATATTGTGGATGGGTTGCGCAGGGTCGGTGCTGAGGTTCAGCCACTCCACATGGTCGGTAAGGGTTGTCCTGATCTGCTGGTGGGGTTTCGTGGGCAATGGTACGCAGCGGAAATCAAGGACGGAAGCAAACCGCCATCGGCCCGGCGATTGACACCGGAGGAAATTGATTGGCACGCCAAGTTTAGCCGGGTTGCGCCGGTGCACGTTTGGGAATCGTTAGAAGATGCACTAAGAGTGATAGGGGCCGCAAACTAAAATTGCGATTTGCGCAAATTGATGCTTGACACGCAATGGTAATCATGGTAGACTTTCGTTAGTCGCAATTAATTCCGATTCACGAAAGGACAGTACCTATCATGATTACCGCATTCTCTTACCGCATTCCCGCTTTTGAAATTGTATCGCTGATTCAGGCCATGCTCTTGGCGTCTGCTGTGGTCATTGCTGTGGTGTTTACCGTGATGGCTGTCCAGGCCGCCATGCCGCTTCTTCTGATGGCGTTGCCCGTTCTGGGGAAGTTCGTGGGTGGGTTGGCGCTGGTCTATGTGTTTGCCAAGGCAACCATGCCCCGCTAAGGGTCTACAAAACAGTTCGGCCCGGTCTACTGGGGTGAACAGTAGCCGGGCCGCTTTCAAAAGGGATACACAAAGATGATTGTAGCACAGAACGTTTCCACAGTCAACGCCACTATGGCCACCGAACAAATCGCGCCGGAATCCTTCGAATCCGCAATGGACAAGATCACGTACTGCCCTGGCTATGTGCCGCCCGTTTCGTGGTTCAAGATGGGCCGCTTGGCCCTGCGCAAGGGCTACACACCGCAATCCAGTTGGCCGGCGCTAATGGTCCAGGGCTGGGAGTTTGAAGGGCCACGCTGTTACGCAGAGGCAATGAGCGCACTATGAAAAACAAAGCAGATGTGATGGCCAGCCGGGTAGCTGCTGGTTGGCTCCCTGTCGAAGGTGACGCCAACCGCCTGGAGTGTCCCGGCTGTGGTAAGCGCTACGTCTGGAATCGGTTTGCGCAACAGACTATGCACCGCGCAGAGTGCCAGGAGTGGACGCGACCAACGCCGCAGCCGGTCACGGATCTGGCGATCTTAAAGGCTGTTATTGATGATTGCGTGACCCGTTGCCAAGCAATTTTGGGAATGACCGTAGAACAGAAATGGCGCCACGCATCATTGGTTGCCGTCGAGTTGACCGCAGCTATGCGTGATGCCATTCAGGATCGCAATCCTGATTTGATGGCAACCATTGCCCATATTGAAAAGGATTTGAGTTGATGAAACTGCAACAGTATATCGAGTTTTTGAAGGATAAAGTGCAGCTTGGCCATAGCAGCGGCCTGGATGCGGTCGCCATGCATCCATCCCTGTTTCCGCATCAGGTGGACATCACCACCTGGGCACTGAAGCGAGGGAAGGCCCTGATTGCCGCCAAGTTTGGCCTTGGCAAAAGTCGTATGCAAATCGAGCTGTTGCGCCAAGTCCACCAGCAGACCGGGCGCCGGGTGTTGGTGGTTTGCCCACTCGGGGTTAAGCACCAGTTCATCCACGAGGATGGCCCGACAATGGATACCGTCTTCCAGTACATTGGCAATGATGAGGATGGACTCAACGCCACCACCCCCTATTTGATTACCAACTATGAGCGCATCCGCGACGGCCAAATCAGCGAGGGTTTCTTACAGTCGGAAATAGCTGGGGTCACGCTGGATGAGGGCGCGATCCTGGGCAATCTGGGCACGAAGACCCAGCAGGAGTTCAGCCGCATTCTGTCAGCCATTCCATATCGTTGGGTAGCCACCGCCACGCCTGCGCCGAACGATTATCGGCAGATGATCTATTTTGCTGACTTCCTTGACGTAATGGACGCCGGGCAAGCGCTCACACGATTCTTCGGCCGCAACCCTGACAAAGCCGGGGATCTCATCCTGTTAGACCACATGGAAAAAGAGTTCTGGCTGTGGGTGGCGTCCTGGTGCATCTTCGTGGATGTGCCGTCGGACCTTGGTTACAGTGACGATGGTTATGTCATGCCAGAGCTGCAGATCAACTTCCATCGTATCGCCGCCGACCACGAAGCAGCGCAAGCGTTGACGGATCCTTTCGGTCAACACTTCCTATTTGCCGATACCGCCGCCGGGGTTCAACAGGCAATGAAGGAGAAGCGCAACAGCCTGGATGCACGTATCGCCAAGGTTGCTGAAATCGTCGCAGCAGACCCCGCCGACCATTATGTAATTTGGCACGATTTGGAAGATGAGCGCAAAGCCATCACCAAAGCCATCCCCAACGCCAAGGCCGTCTATGGTAGCCAAGACACCGACGAAGCCGAACGCCTGGTACTGGACTTCACCCACGGCCGTATCCAAATCTTAGCCGCCAAGCCGCAGATGTTCGGCGCCGGCGCTAACTTTCAGCATCATTGCCACCGGGCCATCTATGCCGGTGTTGGCTTTAAGTTTCGTGATTTCATCCAGAGTTTGCACCGGCTCCAGCGCTACGGCCAACAGCATACAGTGATCGTCGATATTGTCCACACAGACGCCGAGGATCACGTTGTTGATGTGCTGATGCGCAAGTGGCAACAACATGATGAAATGGTCGCTAAAATGCGGGAAATCATCCGTGAATATGGCCTGACCAACGAAGCATTGTCGACACAGATGCAACGTAGCCTTGGTGTAGAGCGCCAACAGAAGCAAGGTACATGGTATACCTCGATCAACAATGATTGTGTTGCCGAAACCATGATGATGGCGGATAACTCCGTTGATGAGATTGTGACCTCTATCCCGTTTGGCAACCATTACGAATATGTGGCGAGCCTTAATGATTTTGGCCACAACCAGACCGACAGTGACTTCTGGCAACAGATGGACTTCCTAATCCCTGAGTTATTGCGAGTGCTTAAGCCGGGGCGGATGGCGTGCATTCACGTAAAGGATCGGTTTTTATACGGCCATCAAACGCCACATGGCATGATGGAAGTAGATTACTTCACGCACGATTGCGCCAGGGCCTTTAAGAAGCATGGCTTTGTCAGCTACGGGGAAATCTTTATACCCACCGACGTGGTACGGGAAAACAATTCAACCAACCGCCTAGGCTGGTCGGAGTGTTGCAAGGATGGGTCAAAAATGGGCGTTGGGCTGTCTGAGAAGGTGTTACTGTTCCGTAAGCCACAGACCGATAAAAGCCGCAGCTACGCCGATGAACCCGTACGCAAGGATAAGAGGGATTACAGCCGGGGCCGCTGGCAAATCGACGCCCACAGCCTTTGGCGTAGCAATGGTCAACACCTCACGCCGGCGGATGATCCAAGCCTGTTAACCGGCATGGATGGTAGCCAGGTTTACAACTGGTATAAGGAATGGTCGCTGGAAGCTCCCTACGATTATCACCAACACGTTGCATTCAACGAAGCGATGGGCGATCGGCTCCCTGCTAAATTCATGCTGATGCCACCGCAGGCGCCGGAAGAGTACGAAGAATCGGTGTGGACCGACGTTCTGTTCATGCGGACCTTGAACATGTCGCAGGCGCGCCGCCGGGTGGAAAAACACGTTTGTCCGTTTCCGTTGGACATTGTAGAGCGCTTGATCGTCCGTTATAGCAACCCTGATGAATTGATTTATGACCCATTTGCCGGTCTTCACACAGTGCCCTACATGGCGGTAAAGCTGGGGCGCCGGGGTTTGGGTTGTGAATTGAACCCGCTTTACTGGGTAAATGGTATTAAGTACTGCGAAGAAGCAGAGGCCGAACGCAGTACACCGATGCTGTTTGAGTTGGAACATGCGTAACGAACGCTTTGCACCGCCCAAGAGCTGCAACAATAAGCGAGGGTATCCCACCTGGTCTGCTGCGCAGCGCGCCAGTATCTACCTACGCCGCCGAACCGGGGAGATCACCCATCCATATCGGTGCAAGTTTTGCGGGGCATACCATCACGGACATTTTGGAAAGACGAAATGAGAAACGTTACCAGAGAGGAAGCCAAGCTTTATTTGCAGCAAGCCGCTGATGAACTGTTTGACGGTGCCTATGCGCCACGCCTGAAACAGTTTATGGACTGGCGTCTGAAAACGGCAATCCCCAGCTCGCAAACCATATGCGACCGATTAGGCTACGAACACACCCTGGAGGGCTGGGCCGCTCTCTGTGCAGACCTACTGGGTTTGCCACTGCCGAAAGAGCGCCACCGGGCAGAGTTGGACCCCGACCGGGCGCGGGAACTGCTCCTGGCATCAGCGCAAGATCTGTACAGTGGCGATTGGATACCAACACGGGGACAGTATGACAAGTGGCGGAATCCAGAGACGGACCCCTCCGGCCTTGGGATGCTCATGGCGTTGGGCTACGAAAGGCGGGGTAACATTGCTGCTGAGTGGGAAAAGATGGCGGCTGACCTCACAGACCTGGAAGTCTTTCCGGCGCGGGTTCCCAATCCCCACAAGGAATTCAAGACAAACAAACCCGAGCGCCCCGAAAAGGAGCCACCAGAAGACGATATAGAAATCGTGGATCAATCCTGGTATACTGACCGTGCGTTTCTGGTGTCAAGCCAACGCACGATTGGCAGTAGGACCTATTATATGTTGCGGTAAAGATAAGGGCCACTGTGAATTCACAGTGGCCCTTATCTTGTCTCCGCTATCATAATCACCCAGTAAAAACCATAAGGCCCACCGGATGCTATGGCAATCCCGCAATGCCGTTGACGATTGAGGAAATCTCCCACGCCAAACAAGTGTTGGCTGTGACTCTCCGACCGTGCCAGCGCCGTGAAGATTGCCGTGGCATCTGGTGATCCCGCCGCAATACTTTCCACATTGTTTCCCCGCTCGGCATACTCCGCAGGCAAGACCACGCCTGTCGCTCTGACATATTCGTTGGCCGTTACTCCGTTGCGGTCAACGTGTCCCCACGGATCACCGTTGGCAAGCCCATAGGCCCGCCGTTGCGCCGCCTGGATTAACCCAGGATGACAACCCAGGCTTGGCCGCTGTTGCCTCTCATCAGCCATTAGCAACTGGTAAAAGGCCAGGGCGCTATCGTCACCAAAGCAATCCCGCAATGGGCTGCTCTTCAGGACGTGCGGAAAGTATACCTGGTATTCCATTAGCTATTCTTACTCCGGGCCAACTCGTTGATCTCGCCGCCCGTACAAATTAGAACGATGTGATCCCGGCTGTTACCTAAGACAAAATCCGTATTATTCAGTAGGAAGATATTGCCAGTGCCATGCTTGACCGTGATGTCCCGTGCACTTGCGGTGGATGCCAAGATGACCACCTGGCCCACTGCCATTCCGCTAATGGTGCTCAGGTTATCGGTTGCGGCGCCGCCCTCGGTGTCTACCCGATGGTATGCTGATGTTACGGTGATGGCATCGGAGGCAATGACCAGATCTGTGCGCGCAAACAGCAGCTTGGCCAAGGTCTTGTTGGCGAGGGTCTGCGTGTTGTTCGTGCCCACCACGGCGCCGCTTACTCCATGCACGGCAGAGCTTGCCGCATGGCTATTGTAGGCGGCAATGGCGGTGTCGATCTGGGCGTGGGTGTTGGTCCCGATGTTGCTAAGCAGCGTGTGATCGGAAAGCGGCTCGGGGATTTCCTGGCGCTCCAAAGCCGCTACCCGCCGTTTCAGAGCAGTAATCTCTTCAATGATTTTTTCCGACAAATCATTGGCGCGCATTACGGCAAATTCTCCAATCCGAGTTGCACCGTCTCGCCCTGTGATCCATAGGTCACAGACACCGACATGATGCGCTGTACCAGCTCTTGATCGCCATAGCGACAGGTCACAATGTCGCCAAAGAAGTAGTTCCGGCCATAGGAGAAGTATGGCAACTGAACCGGGGTAAAGCGCATCAGCGGCCGTGCCTTGGACCGATTGATGAACGCATCCCCATAAGCCTCTAGCGCCGCCGTGGATGCCAAGCCGCGGCCGTCAATAAACATTTCGTAATGGTTGGTGGCATAATCGTGATCGGGGCTGAATCTGGTCACGTACGGACGTGATGCACCATCGCCCACACCGGCCACAATCGCCACCGTGGTCTCTCCGACTTTGCGCGCGTCCAGTTCCACGCTGTTGACATTCTCGCGCCGCACATCAAACACCGTATCGGCGCGTCGGTCAGTGGCAAAGGTGTTGCGCGCAATATAGACCAGCCAGTTGGATCCAGAGCGCTTAACGACAAAGACACTCTGGTCAAGCTCGGCCAACTCTTGGAGCGTAGCCAAGACCGTACGGCCGCCGGTGCTAAAGTCGGCTGTGGTGGAACTCGGTACCGAAATGCTACCCGATGCCACAAACTTGCTAGTGGCCTGCGCAATCCGTGGCGTACCGATGAACGAAGCGGTTTTACTCGCAAAGTTATCGCTGATTTGGACATTCATCACCGTGGTTGCGGTGTAGCCGTTGAACTGGGATGTGCCCGAGACGCCCGCCGGATATGCTGAGATTGCCCGCCGTAACACCTCGTTTTCGTGCCAGGCAAAAATGTCGGCTACATCCATCCCACCCACTGAACGATAGGTTACTCCGCGAAAGAATCCTGTCCAGTCCGCATAATACGGCAGGGCATTGTCGGGGTAATTGTTGCCGCGGAATATCTCGATCACATCGTCCAGGGCCAACCCCGTCACCGCCGGGTGATTTGCAGGAACCGTGATCACCGCCATCCCTACATCGTTCGCCATTTTCGTGTAGCTATCCGAAAGATAGTTATCAATAAAATAGGCGTTGGCCCCATAGGTGCGGACAAAGTGGGTATACATTAGTAGCTCACGTATCTCGAATTAACCTTGGTCCGAAACTTGGCGTTGGCGTCCTTGGCGGTGTAGGTGTAGAAAATTGCCTGTTGTCCGTTGGCGCGCAGGGGAGCAGGCCACAGTCGGAAATCTACCCAAGATGGATCGGCCATTTCGCCGGTTCGGTTCACGAAGCTGCTATCAATAACCCGCTTAATCCCAGGCCGCAGGTTGATGGTATAGGTAACACCTGCGGGAATGGTGACGCCCTGTAAAGAAATCCTGGTGGTCACCGTGCGAAATGCCAGCGTGGTGGTCTGCCACAATACCAAATCCTGTACCATGCCATCAATTTCGATAATCGGGTATTCCTCATGATTGCCAGAATACGTAAAGGTTGCTCCGAATCCACTGGTAAGCAGCGTGGTCAAAAATATCGATTGCGTGGGGCTGTACCATAGCGGACTTGGCGCGTATAGCGGAACCTTGACTAAAGCCGAGTATCCCAACTGGGTGCTTTGCTGGAAGTCGATCGGCCCATTAACCAGGGCGTCCAGTTGCCGTACTGGTTGCAGGCTGGTTCCATCGGTCCATATTTTGATCGGGGTGTCCGTGGGTTTGAACAACTCGTACACCGCATCTCGCTTAGCCTCGAACGCCGCTTCGGTGTCAGCCTGTACAAATAGTTCCCAGACTAGGCGGCGTGGTTCCAGGCGGAAACTCTGGGCAACGCCGCCATCCGCCGCCGGGTATTCGATGATTTGCCGCTTGACCGGCGGCGTCCCCACCTCGCGCAGGGCCACATGGTAAGCGTTGACCGTTCCATCAATGGTCACATAGGTTGGAACTGGTACATCCAGCCCCACCTTCCAAACACGCGCTGATTTGAACATTTACAGACCTATATAGCGATTGAACCAAACAAACTTGAGTTGCCCGCCGCTGCCCGGTGTCCCGCCGATGCTAATATTATTGGCGCCGCCGGTCTTCCAGGGCGTTGGCCATAAGCGAAATTCCACAAAAAGATTAAAAGATAGGCTGGATGTACTGTCGATCGCAGTACCCAAAACATTATTACCGGATGCATCGGTGATCGTTTTTTGGCCAGGCCGCAAGTTGATTGTGTACACCTCGCCAGCCGGCACGGTATTAAGCTCAATTTGCCCAGCACGTCCACCCAGGCTGCTGGATGCGATGTTTTGCAATTGTAGGTTAACCACCTCGCCAGTCACTTCGATGATCGGGAACTCGTACCAGGTTCCGCCGTAAGTAACCGTGATCGGATTGGTCCAACTGGTGAATGTCTGCGACTTCTCTACGGGGTCATACCACAGCGGATCTGGCGCAATAAGGGGTATCGATGCGGTGTAGGCATAGCCTTTGGCCTCTTCCAGTTCAATCGGGCCATCCACATAGCAATTGATTTGGCGTACGGCGCCATCCGCCCTGGTAACCCGCAGCCGGAATGGGTCTTCGATGGGCCGGAAGACGCTGAACAGGTTGGCGCGGGCATCGTCCAGTCCGTATTCGTCAGCGGCTTGAATTAGCACCTTCCAGACCATACGCCGCACATCCAGACGGAAGCCGCTATCGTTGCCGCCATCACTAGTTAGGTATGGCTCATACGATCTACGCGCCTCGGGAATGCCTGTACCGTCCAGGCTCACATGGGTGATTCCGTTGGCCGCTCCGATGGTGTAGACGGTGTTGGCAGAATCAGGCCAAATCAGTTGATAGGTCGCGCTGGTTAGAAAGTCGCTCATTATGTCCCGTATAGCATCGATAGCATTCTGACATCCTGCACATTGTTACCCGTGCCGCCGCCGCCCTGGTTCACGTTGAAATTCCACGTTCGCTGCTGGTTGACCGTGGTCGTGTTCACCAGACTATTCGTAGTGCTTGCAATGGCCGCTTGAGGTAATGCCATCGATTCGTTAAGCCCTTGCGCCAACCCTGCATTGATGTTCTGCCCGATGTCAGCAAAGACCCGGCTAGGGCTGTGGATGCCCAGGGAATTGCGGACCCATTGCGGCATCGTGTCCGTGATCCAGTTCAGGGCGTTGATCACGTTGTTGATCCCGTTGCGGATGCCATCCGCCAAGCCGTCTGCAATGCGCCGGCCGATGCCTTCCATCACACCCCAGACGTGGGCACGAAAGCTATCCATTGTCCCATTGAAGGCATTGACCAGGTGATTTAGGTTACTGGTCATGGCGTTCCACAGGTTCGCACCGGCCAACCCGTTTTTAATACGGTCCCCCACATCAGCAGCCACGCCCCACACATGGTTCCTGAATGAATCCATTGTGCCATTGAAGGCGTTGATCATGCCGTTCAGGGCGCGCCGCATATCCTCATCAAATGAGGAAGAGCGCAAGCCCTCGCCAAAGCGCTGCATGGCGTACTTGGCGCCATCGTACATTCGCCCCGCAAAGGCGCCGCCCGCATAGGCCGCTCCCTGGCTTTCCACGTCCGCCATCACTTGCTTGATTTGTGCCTTGGCAAATTCTCGGGATGCCCCAAAGCCTTCCCCGAGTCGTCTTACAACTGCGTTGGCTCCGTCAAACATGGTTTGCGAAAAGCTGCCAAAGTTAGCACCTTTTACGTAGTCGAGTACCCGGTCAATGGCGTTTCGTGCGGCATCCTTGCCCGCCTCGAATCCCTCACGCAATTTCCCCATTGCCGACGATGCCCACGAGCGGAACGCCTCGCCTGCGCTTGCCAAGGTGTTGGGGAAGTTGGCAAAGGTACTGCGCAGCCAGTCGAAGACTTGTTTGGTTAGGTCTTGGATGCCAAACCAGTTATTCTTCCACGCCACATACAGGCCAGCCACCGCCGCCGCTACCAAGCCCACCGGCCCCAGGATTGCGCCGATTGCGCCTGTGACCGTGGTCAGGATTGCGCCGGTACCGGTCAGCGCACCCACGAAGCTGAGCACCGCAGAAACAGCGCTTACAATGCCGGATACGAACGTGACCACCTGGGCAACTACCGAAATCCCCGCCAAAACGCCCACGGTCGTTAGGATTCCTTTGAGGTCAGTTAGCTTAGCCACAAAGGAAATCACCGGCGCCACGGCATTGTAAACCGTGGTTGCCGCGTCAAGCATCTGGCGTCCGAAGGTGACGAGGTTGGCAATGATCGTGGGGATCTGCTCAATCATCTTTGGAAGTGCCTGCTGTACCCAAGGAATGAACCGGTTCAGCGCTACCTCTAGTTGCCCCGCCAAGTTCTGGAATGCTGTTACCAGGCGCGGCCCGTGGATCTGGGCCTGTTCGGTGAACAGTTCAGCTAACCGCCGCAAGACCGGTAGGAAGGCATCCCCAATCTGCATCTTGAGCGTATCGACCACCCCGCCCAGGATTTCCAGAACACCCGAAAAAGTGTTCATGCGGGTTGCGGCCATTGTCTCTGCCGAGACATCGCCCATTGTGCCTTTAAGCTCTATGTACTCGCCCTTGGTCATTTCGGCCATTGCAGCGGCGGCGCGCATGGCATCGGTGCCAAAGAGGGTAGACAGGGCGTGATTTTTTTGTTCCTCAGTCAACCCAGAGAAAGCGCCGTTTAACAGTTCAATTACATCTTCCATGTTCTTCATTTTGCCAGTAGTCTGGTCATAGAACTGGTTTTCTTTGAACTGCGCTATGAACTCGCCATACTTTGCTTTGCCATTCTGGGTTTTTTGGTTTAACTCTTCAAACGCCGACATGACATCCATGATATTGGGCTGAACCTCGCGGCCTAACCCACGGGCCAAAGATTGAGCAGCCTCATCATAGTTGATGGTCATCAGCCCAAGTTCTTTCATGATCCCCTCGGCCTCTTCACTTTGCGGGATCAACCGTTGCAGCATTGTCTTAAACGACGTACCCGCATCGGAACCACTGGCGAAATAAGGCGAGATGGCCGCAATGGTAGCATTAAAATCGTTAAACTCAACACCGCTAACCGCTGCCACACCGCCGGCCTGGGCTAGGGCCAGCTTGTAATCATTGATACCGAACTTGGAAGATGTTGTGACGCTGGCAATCCCGTTGACCGCTGTAGCCATGTTTTCGGCTTCGATGTTGAACAGCGCCATTGCATCGGTAGCGATGTCGGCAGCGTCTCCAAAGTCAGCATTGGTGGCGTTGGCCAGGAGCACCGTGGCGCGTGCGGTCCCGCCCAAAATGTCCTTAAGCTCTACGCCGTTACGCCCCAACATTTCGATGGCATCAGCGGCTTCTGTGGCGGAAACTTTAAGCTTGGGGTCCATACCCAAATCTTGGATTAGGTTCTTTAGGGGGGCGGTCTCGCCGGCGGCAAGGTTCATCACCGACGCAATGTCAGCGATCTGCTGTTCCATGTTCATGGCGGCCTTAACGCCGCTGCCCACGGCCACGGTTAGCGCGCCAAGAGCCGCCACAGCAGCGCCTCCGGCAACCTTTAGGCCCGTGCCCAGGGCTTTGTTGAGGGGATCGAGCGCTTTGGTTCGGAGATTGCCCGCCGCGCCCTGTAGCGAGTCCATGCCACCACGGACATCGTTAAAGGTCTTCTGTGTATTGTTTTGTCCTTCGACAATAACCTTAACGTTGTTTGCCACGGGCCTTTACTCGGTTCTCAATTTCCATCATGCGCAGGATGGCATAAATATCGGTCATGCGTTCGGCGCGCAACTGCGAAGGAAGTACATGGAACTCCCTGCACAGTTGCAGCTCTACATATTCGCGCGGTGGTGGGTTGTCTTGCCCGCCTATAAACAAATGCAGATATAGGCGGTTCGTTAGTTTGGGTCAGCGCCAAAATGCGCTCTGATTTCGCCCAACACAGCGTTGATTACGCGCAGGGGCATCTGTCGCATGTCCTGGCCCGTTACCGCTTCGAGTACGCCGAACACTAGTTCTGTCTGTTCGGCCTCTGGCACATCGTCAGATTGCGCCCGGCTTAGCATTGTCGAGTGCTCCCACTTGAGCCGGTCAATATCAACTTCGATTTCGACCGGTTCAGGCTGCTTTATCTTGACGGTTACATTGCTTAGATTAGCATCCGCCGTGTTGCGTTTAAGCTTAGCCATTAGGCAATCGTCTCTTCCAACCACTTGGGGAAAATGATGGTAAATGATGCCATCGCCGGATCACCGCTGCCCGCGTCCAAGGTCGGCGGCATACAGTTAACAATCGGGCACGGGAACGCCGACCCCGCATCGTTGGCCGCCAAGTAGCGCTTGTTGCCCGTGGTGTTGCCCTTGGGAGCATAGCGGAAATAGATGACCTTGTTGGCGCCATCGTAAGCGGCCTTCACAATGCGGAACGCCTCGCCGTTGGTTTCGGTGTACAAGATCCGTACCTCGGCTTGGGTCGCTTCGATCTTGTTGGACCCCACCACTACTGGCGCGCTGCCCTCCGCAGTGTGTTGGGTGCCAGTCAACTGATCGCCACCGCTCGGGGTGACGGTCCCGGCCTGTCCGCTGATGTTGGTCCAGGAACTACCGTTGGTGCTTACCTCGGCTGTCCAGATGCCCTGACTAATAGAACCCGTGGTTTGTGCCATAGTTTATTTCGCCTTGTATACGGTGATGCTCATGTTGGCCACCGCTGAATAGGAAAGATTGACATAGCCGTCAACGTCATTGAAAAAGCGTGGCGGATACGGGCCACAGATCCGGCGCTCCCCGGCGGGAATAGTGACCACCGGCGCGGTAATCGCCAAGCCCTCTGCCGTGCCCGGAACGGCAACGGTTACCGTGCGACTGGAAGCGCTCCCGTTCTCAATGAGGAAGATGGTGCTGCCATCATTCAAGAACTTGTCCCCACCGGCCTGCGGTGTTGCCGGGGCCGCTGCTGTGCCTGCGTAAGCGGGCTGTACCGTGGTAAGGATTGCCATTAGGTACTAACCTCCGTTTCGGGCGCATGGACCACGAGCGCCGGGCCTACGTCAACCACAGGCGGTACCGTGGCTTCGAGCGGCGCAATGTTACCCGCTGCCAAATGGATACTGGCGCGGAAGTCATCCAGCACAATGCGGGAACCCGGCAACCACCGTTCGTTGCCCTCGTTGGTGCTAATCGTCACCAAAGCAATGTATTCCTGGTGACCTTCCGGCAAAGTTTGTTTTGCCATAGCTGTTATCCTTCGTAACAAATGACCGGGATTGTTACCACGATCACGATGTAGGGGACGCCCGCAACCTGTACGGGGCGGTCAATGGTTTCGGTTTCGATGGTGGTGCGGTTATCCGCAATGCCATAGTTGCCCACCCGATCCACCGTTCCGTTTAACGTTGGGTTGGCCAGGATTGCCCTGATAGCCTCTATGGGTAGGTTGCTGGCACGGGCCAGGGTTAGCGCCGGGCGGCCCGTATCCAACTTAACCCACAGCTCACAGCGGAACTGGTGGGATACCATGATCGTCTGTGATTCCGGTGCAAAGCGTGATCCTGCCGTGGTCAGCACGTCAACGCGGGTACGTTGGCCAAACGGTGGAACCACGGCGGCCGCGGTGCGAGTCTCGACAGGCGGCAGGTAGTTATCAACCAAAGCCTGGTCTACGCCGTTCAGCGTTGACAGGATATCCGCTAAGGCATCCTTGATTTGCGTTGGGGTGCTCATTCAGTAATCCCCAACGTGTCCCGGCTGTAGCCATCGGCCCGCCGTAGTTGGAATGAGCGGACCCCACGCCGTACGGTTTGCGGTGACGTGCGCAGGGGGACTCCCTGGCTTGTCAGGTCACCGGCCACCAACATATCGAGTCGTTGCCGAAAGTCTTTCAGGTACAGTTCAGAGCGGCTTTCCTGGTTGCCCTGGACCACATCCAGGCCACGCGCGCGCAGTGCGTACGCTGTAGCGTAGAGCACGCCCAACCCACGAAAGATAGGGTATGCCGCCGCTGTGCGCGCCACCGGGACTACGTAGCCCGCCCCAGAGAGTGCAGCGTCAATCAGCGCTGACCCCTCATTCAGCCAGGTGTCAACCTCGCTGTTGGTTGGCGTGGTTTCGTCTCCGATTGCCCCAAGCGCCGGCGCTAAGGCCAGGACGCCTTCAAGACTTCCGTACATGGTTCTTATTTCTTCTTAGGCGTTGCGGCCGGCTCGGGTTGCACTTCGGGTGTTTCCTCAGGCTTTCCCTCAGGCTTTTCCTCAGGTTCCACCGGCGTGGTTTCCACGAATTCCACCGGGTCCCCGTTGGCGTCATGGTAACCATCGCCTGTAGCGTCTTTGTAAATCCCGCCTGGAACTGTCTTGTCAAGCATGGTGTTTCCTTTCAGAAGTGGCCAGGGGAATCCCCTGGCCACCGTCTTAGCTAATCGTCGGATCTGCGTAGGTGGTGTTGCCGAAATACAACACAGCGCCGTTGGTGCGGTTCCAGGCGCCAAAACCGAATTCCGCTTCCATGTACTGCGCGTGGAGGGGGAACGCGTCGTTCTCGCCAGCAATGCGAAGGCCTTGCATGGCGGTATTGTCACGTTGACGCATTGCCAGCGGTTTGGGGCTACCGTCGTCCCACACCAAGATATAGTTGGCAATCGCCCAGGGTTTGACCCACACTTCAGCGCCTTCAAAGATACCGATGGCCCGGTTGTCAAGACGGGAAATGTCCAACGTCTGGCCAGGCGTATCGGTGTTACGGTACACAATGCGGGGATCGGGGAAGGCCGTGAAACCACTCAGCGCACGAACAGTGGTTTCGTCGGTCTTGCTAATAGCCGCTTTGACCATAGCCCCGTGGCCATGTTCTACCACGGTATTGATGGCGCTCTTTAGGTCAGACGCCGCCAACGCACCGCCCGCCCGCGCCAGGTAGTGGGTATGGGTGGAACCGTCAAAGACTTCGTTGTTCGGCCCCTCGGGGATTGCCGCCGAATCAGCGTTGACCAACCGCTTGACGGCCAAATCCACGTTGTCCACCAGGAAATCAGTAAAGGTATAGTTGCCGGAAAGCATCAGCCCCTTTTTGATTTCATTCTGCAAACGCCGCAGGTGGGCACGCTCGGCGGACTGAACCGCAATCGCCAGGTCAGCAGGCGTCTTGGTATCGAACCACTTGCGCGTCCAGCCCAAAGCGAATTGGTACATCTTGAGCGGGAAACCGACCGTGGACCCCGGCTTACTGCGCTGGGTAGGGGCACGGCTGTACTCGTCGGCTTCGATCATTTCGCTGGCGGCGCTGGTGCCATACTTCCGTTGGCGATCGGTGGTCGGCTCGGCAAAGGTGCTGACCATATCCATAGCAATAGCGTTATGCGCGGCCAGTTCGGACTCAAGGATAGGAACGATGTTGTTCAGGCCAAAAGCCGCCACCGATTGATCGCGGGCGGCCAACAGAGTTGAGATATCGTGTGTTCCGGTTGACATGGGTTATGTTCTCCTTAGGCGTCCCGGATAACCCGGATATCAGTAGACGTAATGGCTTGCGCAACGCCCACGCTGTCACCCGTGGTGGTGGACGCATCCAAGCGGCCCTTCGTGGCGCCGATGTAATATTTGTCACCAGGGGTCAGGCCAGAGCCGTAGAAAAAGCGTGCGCCGTCGCCAAACAGGGTGACCGGCTGGCCGCTCTTGACCGAACGGGGCGTAAAGCCAACAACCTCGGCCGCTTCGTTGGCGGATGTGCCGTTGCTCATGTAGACCTTGCCGTCTGCGCTCTTGATGTAGCAGGGCGCGGCGGGGTCCAAGTCTTCACCGGCATAGAGGCCGGAAATTTGGGGAGCGTACATACCAGTACTCACGTCCATACTGGCATCAGCGCTGCGAGTGATAAGAGCCATGTTTTACCTCACATGGGAACGTAGTGGCCGCTGCTCCGCTTCTTCGCTGCGATGTCCGCAGCGGTTAGCGGTTGTGCTTTGCCACCACTTTGACTGTTGATATTTGGTGCGACTCTGGGCAAGGCTTCCAACAGGCCTTTGGCATCGGCTTCGATGTCCGCTTCCGTTTCGCCACGAAGGCGATCGACAAAAGCCGCCGGCAATCCAACTTTGGTAGCTATATCACGGCGAAGGGTGTTTAGTTCCATCGCCTTGATTCGCTCCGCTGCCGCTTGCAAATCTGCCTGTTGTTTCTCGAAAAGCTCTTTGTACTTGCCCTGTTCGCTCAGCGCTTGCGCCTCGGCTTCCGCTCTGGCCTTCTGGGCCATCTGCTCTGCCTTGGCATGCTCACGCTGCAATCGTTCTTTGACGATTCGATCCAGCTCCGCTTGGGTAAATGTTTTTTCCGCCGTTGTCCCGGTGGCGTCTTCCGTTGTAGCGGTCGTGGTTTCGTCTACCATTGCATTCTCCATTTATAGCCTGTCGGCTGTTACCGTCCTGTGGACGTGGTTTTCTTCTTGTCAAAGGGGTATGGATTCTTACTGCTGCCTTGTTTGGTTTTGCGGCCGTACTCGTCCATAAAATTCCCCAGGAAAAAAACGGCGGCATGATTGAGCAGAAATGCTCAATCATGCCGCCGTGGTTCTACGGTTCACGCCGTCATGTCACTATGGAGGGGAGCCGGGAATTGCACCCGGTACTGTGATATAAGGAAAGCGGCTCGGGGCGTTCCCTCCCCTTCTCGCATTATCCCCAGACCCGGCTAGGGTTCCCCTTGTTTTGGTTTCGTGTACAGCTTGCCATCGGGACCAATATAAAGAATAGTATCAACCCTTATATCCTCGCCAGCTACGTATCCATCCATGCCATAATGCCAGGCGGGAAGCAACTCTGTAGATGGCGATTTGATGCGCAATACCCGTCGAAACCAACCGCCGATGGCCGCCGCGATTTGCACAGCAACAACCACCGCTGCAATGATGATAATCCAGTAATCAGCCATCAATCAATCCCTTGATGCGTTCCTGTTCAGCGTCATAGAACTGTCCATACGCTTCCCGGTCCTCTGGCTTGACCGGCATCCGTGCCCGCATGGCTTCCGTCTCATAGTAACGATGATGCCAGGCGTTACAGTGGACGCATTCCAGGCCCAATTCCCGCAATCCCTTCTCAAGCTTTGGCAGTTGGCGAATTTTCAAAGACCGCCCAAACAGCAGGTTGCGCCCACAGGTTGGGCACGGTGTAATGATTTTTACACGTTTAGCCATGCCTAAAATTCTAGCATAAAATCCCGTTTTTGTCTAGCGACAATTGCGCCGTTTCAAACTGCATCCGACCATCGGGATCGACTTCGATCACCACCACATGGCGGCCCGGTTGCAGCCGGGTAAGGTGTAGCGCCAACGGAACCACCCGCTTGGGCAGTGTCCGTTTGCGATCAACGTATTCACCCTGGGGGTTAAGGGTTTCCATTATAATTCCGCCCTTACTCTGGCTTCAAACATGGCCACAATTTGCGGTGTGGCCGCCAACGCAATCCCCTGGATTGTGTCCCAGCGCTCTTGGTGAACCCGTGCCTGATGTGCGTCATCCATCACATAGCGGTTGTACGGCGCTATGCGGTCATCACTGCCCACAATGGCCCACAGGCTAAGGCCAGTGCCCTGGATGGGGGAGCGGTCCCAACTACGCATCAAAGTTCCCGTGCGTACGTAGTCGGCGCCGGGGTCTTGCTCTGGGTAGGTCTGAGCCTCGCGCAGAAGAAGTGCCGTGGCGTCTTCAATGGCGCCACGCAACGCCCGTTCCATCTTGTCTGGGTAGCGCTCCATTTGCGCGCGGGCAGCAGCGTCATCTACTCTAAGGCTGACGTTCATCGGGACCCTCCACGGCTACCAGATCGCCATCAATCTCCCCGGTTTCAATGGCAAAGACCATTTCGGCTTCCCCCTGCGTAAAGCCAAGCTGCTCTACGTAGATAGCAATGATTTCTTCTTTGGTCAAGCCCTGCGCTAACAGCTCTTGAATCATTTCATCCACCCCAACACCTTGAATAAATTATCAATGGCCGCCGCCACTGGTTCAAAGTCATCATCTGACCACGCAGTTGAATAGCGCTGATTACGCAATCCATCTAGGTCATTCCGTAAATCAGCCTGACCACTGCGCACGGTAATGTATTGAGCGTAGGCACGGGCCCAAATTTCTTCTTCCCTTAACAAGTAATCTAGGTGTGTTTTGTCGGCGCGTGCTGCGTACTGTGTCCCATCTGGCCTAACAATAGTCAAAAGCTCAGCACCATCCCGTAATCCGCGCAATTTGCTTAGCGTTGCCGTGGCATCTGCCACGGCAACTACATTGGCCCATGCCGCTGCAACTGCGTCACTGTTCTCTACAGCGTTACGGATTGCGCCGATTTCCACAAAGTGCCCGATCTCATGCGCTATTGTGCTATGCAGCCGTTCTCCCCTAAATTTGATAGCTATTTCAAGAGGTGCCCCGTAATTTATCTCATAGCGAAATTCACCGAGTGAATTGCCCATATTGCTAGGCGTAATGATTGGAATACGGAACAATTTACCGTCACCATGCACGCTGTCGATTGCGTCAACAACGGTACGAGCCGCGTCGTTTACTCGGTTACTGGCTCGCGGTATTTCTAACGCACTACTAATTGGTTTCCCGCTCGGTGTCAATCCCACCGCCGCTACCGCTTCCGGCGTGGCTTGTGGCGTCGGCTGTGGCGTCCCTGTGGGCAATTCACCAAGCGTACCCGCCGTTTCCCTGCTTTCGTGGCAACGGCAACGGGGATGGGCCGGGATATCCAAGCCGCTACCCCACCCCTGATCTTTGCGACGAATCCGGCCATTCATAGGACCGCAAATCGGACACACAGCCGCTCGTTCATCCGCCGCCGTTTGCCAACGATAAGCAATCACGTAGGGGTTATCACGATCCACGGCTCTCTGTGACTCAATAAAGATACGTGTTGTCTCAGTAACGCCGATGGCACGGGCGCGCACGGGGCCGAACGTGGGCGTAAGCGCTGTGATGAGGTCAGGCAACCCACGGCGGCCAAGCTGCCCGCCAAGCCATTGATCGAAGACCGCCTGGAACTGTTGCCGGGTCGTCTGGTTCAGGTTAGGGACTGATCCAAACTCGGTGGCGCTACGGTAATAGGTTTGTGCCCACGCCCTCGCCAGGCCGTTGGTGTAGGCAAAGGTTTGGCCTGTTGTCACGGCGGCAAGCGTGGCCCGTTCCAAGACCAAGCGCATTATGTCAGGTTCCAAGGCATCATACAGCAGATCATTCTCGGCTGACCAGAACGTGTTTAGCTCGGCGGCCGTGGGGCTGTTCTCGGTGTTAACCAGGAGCGCCAAAAGCCGCTGCTGTTGCGCTGTCAAGGCTCCTTGGGTTGCCGTGGTCAGCACATTTTCAGCCCATACCCTAGCGGCGTCTATGTCGTTTTGCCGTTGAAGTATGCCGGCGGTTTCGTCATCTATGGCGCCGGATGCCAACAGCGCTGCAATAATACTATCCATGCAATCAGCCTATCCCGTGGATCACATTTTTTCTGCTACGGATCACATTTTTTCGACTTGGATCACTTTTGTTTTAAAAATGTGATCCATAGATTTACAGGTGGTAGAGCACCCCAAAAAGGGGCATTTGGATCACAAGATCACATTTTTGCGCGCATAGATGGATCTTGGCGGAAAATGTCTTGGAACGTCCGTAAGGTAAAACGTAAGGGAAAAAGTTGCCACGCGACATCTAATATAAAAAAAAAGTGATCTTGTGATCCACAAACACATTTATTTAATATAAGGCCCCTTCCTCTTTTTCACCTCTACCACCTGTAGCACCCCACCAAAATGTAGCAAGCATTGGTTGAAATCCTGGATCACATTTTGATTTTAAAAAGTGATCCAAAACGAAAAATGTGATCCAAACGCAAAAAATGTGATCCAAAAATCAATTAAAGAATGCTACCCGTACCGTTCTCGATCACGCAACACAGATTGCCGTAGATGGTCTAACGCTTCGGCTACAGTGGCAGCATTGCATGTCATGGAATAAATGGTGTCATCATCCATGTCCCATCCATTATCACCTTTGCCCGGAACCCATACCCCATCCTTCAATTCGATGTCGGAGCGGGTAATGCGCGTTGCCCAAGGCCAACGGGGACGCTTCCAGATTGCCGTGTAAATGTCTATGGAAACCCGGTAAACACCTTCCGGCATTTCCAGGTAGGAATCGAAGTGATTGCGCGGGCCTTCGCTGTACTTTGGATAACCCAGAAAAAAACGTATCGGGTTGAAGTTGCTGTCACGCCAGTCGTGTGCATAGCCGACATTGGGATTGCGCCAAAGCCGCCACCACATAGCGCCGTGGTGAAACTTCAATGACAACTCCCGCTCCCCACCACGGCCGTGGTCATCTGCCTGCCATTTCACGCCGGGTAATTTCTTGAGAAATGGTACATTTTGTACCATTAGCCAAACTGAAAAGAGGAACGGTAATTGGATGTGCATAATCAGCGCTTCCTCGCCAACCACTGGATCATTGCATTGAATATAAGCCCCTAAACCATTCTTGCCTATAGACCACTCAACGCCGGCGTAATTCCCAGGCCAATGAAGCCACACTTGCCTCTGTGTTTTGCTGAACCGATTTCCGTGCCACCAAACAGTAGGTTCCCCATCATTGCCCATTATTAAAATTCTCATTATGCTCCTGCCCCTGGCTGTTGCGCCGCCGCCGCGATGTTGGCGATCATAGTGGCCTGCGCTAGTTCTTTGGCTTGTTGGAATCGTTGGATTTGCTCGGGACTGTAGCCCAGGCGGGCCCACACAGCCACATCGGGCACGCCAAGCGCCTTGTGAGTCTCTGCAATCTTGCTCTCAGTTTCTTCCATTCGGGTACTGGCGTCCGCCCACTGGACCCCAATCACCGGGTCATCAATGACCGGAATCCCGCCCGGCCCAAAGGTCAGCGCCACACGATAGGCCAGACTCATGGCATCCGCCATTGCTTCCCCAAAGACCAGTTGACGTTCCTCTGCCTTTGCCACCAGGCCAGATTCCAACTGTTTCAAGGCTTCCCCGCTCGGCACGTCAACGCCAAGAATTGGCTTTAGATAATACTGTGGCGTCCTGGTAATCCCACCGATGGCCGCTGTAATGGTCCAGATGAGTTGGATCATGTGATCCAGGTTTGCGCCTTCGATGCGGTCAATGGTCCCCCCAAAGATTTCCAAGCCCCGGCCCGGCGCAATGATGGTTTCGTCTTCACCGTCCAGGTTGCTATCATCGATTAACCCCAGTGGCATGGGCTTACCGTCACGGTAGTTGAATGTAATCAACGGGAACCCGCTGGCATCCGCCGCCGCAATCAGGTCAAGCCAGGTCTTATTCAGGCTGTTTTGCAGCCCGGCAATCTGGGCCACTTCGGAGCCGCCAGGGTTGGCAAATTCGACAAGTGGCACGCCCAACGGTTGGCCCTGGCGGTCTACCCACGGCAAGGGCCACACGCCGGCGTCATCGGGGTCTGTGATGCGTTCCCAACCGGTGATGAATCCCAGGCCGCTGGCAATGCCCTGGCGCCGATACTTGCGGATTTCGTGGGCCATGTAGACCGTACGCCGCGCCACAGTGCTGTTGATCGTGCTACCCTCAATCATCCGCACGGGGTCAAGGTCCTGGAAGTAGCGGGAAGCGAACAACACATAGTTTTCGTCACTGGGATCGCGCCGCATGGAAACGCCGGTGGTCCCGTCGTCAACCTCGTGGAGGGTGAAGCGTGGCCGGCCGTGGGCGTTGTCATAGTCCACCATGAGATACGTTTTGCCGTCACGCAAGGCCCGCCGCCATAGCCGGATCTGTTGCGATGGCATCTTGCTATGCTTGAACCATTCCCACAGCAGCGCCGCCAGTTGACCTTCTGGTGAATCCTCGCCCGCCGCCTCGCCATTGACCGTAAAGCCGGTGATATCCAGGCGTTCCCGCAAGGTGTCAATCACGGACTTAATCAGGTTATGGGCAAAGCCGTAATCCCCCTGAGTCAGCGCACGCCCCAGGAACTCCTCCTGGCGTTGCGTCAACATCGTCGGATGCTCACCACGGTAATAGTCACGCGCCGCCCTGACCTTGCCAGCGTCTTCCTCTTGGCGCGCAATTTGGGCCTGAATGCTGATGAATTTATCAAGCTGTTCCGGGGTCAAGCTAAAGATGTCGATCATATGAATTCCGTTTTGCCGCTTAGCATGGCGATAGAGTCCTGTTTGTAGCTGGCGCGCACTTGTGCCAGGTCAGTCTTTAGGGCATTCAAGCATGTTGGGTCCACTTCGCAAACAAAACACACATTTTGCCAAGGGGCGTAGGTTTCCGAACCGCCAAAGAAATAGCGCCCTTGTTGGTGTATGGCCAGCGTTGCATTGATGTGTTCTACGAAACTGGCCCATTCCTGCTGAGTCAGTTTGTTGTCTGTATTTCCTGCTTGTATGCAAACTATCATTAGTACTCCTTACTGCCTTTGCCTTGTCCTTGGCGTCCACCGTAGAGCATCCAGACTAATCCCTCTAGCGCTTCACAGGCGTGATCATCGCCATCCGCTGGCCTATCATCTGGCCTATGTTTCCCCTCGGGATAACGATAGCCCTGGGTGATTTCCTTGATTAGATTCTTGCACCGCCGATGCACCAGGATTCCCCGATGCCCCTTGGCATCCTTAATCATTGACCGGGTAAGCTTAATGGCCGCTACACGGGTACTGCTGTCACTGGCCTGCGTTTGCAACCAAGAATAGGCGGGAATCCCGGCTTTGCTTAGCCGGTCCCGCAATGCCGGCGCTTCGTGCGAGACAGCCGCCGCTTTCGGCTTGGGTAATTCTCGTTCCTCATAGCGCCCTACAATGTCCGTGACTGTGGTTTCTTCCAAGGTCCGATACTGGTATAGCTCATCAAAGACCAACAGATAAGAACCCTTGTTCTGTACAAAGAGCGTGGCCCGTGGGTCTGGGAAGTACCCGTCATCAATCGCCAGTAGCGTTGGTTCCAGCGGGTTGGGTTCTTCGTCGGTCAAGTTCGCTTCGTTGAAATCAGCGAAGACCAGCCCCTCTACACTGGCAAACCAGTCAAACAACGATTTACGGGTTGCCTCATCAAGATGGCTTAGACTCTCCAGGTATTCATCCCGATCCAAGTGCGGATTGTCGTCAAGGCCGCTCGGGATAAATGGCCGCTTAGGATCACGGTTGATTACAAACCTATCCTTGACCCACATCCCGCCCGATGTCGTGGGCGGATTCCCGGCGCTCCGCATTCGGATTGGGATAGGTGATCCAGCCAACCGCCGCAACCGACTAAACAAATAGCTGTACTGCGTTTCGCTGAACTGGGTTACCTCATCAAAGCCAACGTACTGGAATTCGGCGCCCTGGTAACGGTATTTATCGCCCTCATGTTCCAGGTATCCAAAAGACAACGTTGACCCGCTTGGGAAAGTCCAGGTCTTGGTTTTGTCCGCCCAATGCACATCCGTGCCGATCAACCACTCTTTGGCCCTGTCCATCAACGCACCAGGTAGCGCTAAATCCTGGAAGGTACGTCGGAACAGGATAGCAGCATAGCCAGGGTGATCCACATATTGCAACGCTGCCATCAGGAGCGCATCAGACTTCCCCCCACCAGGCTCCCCGCCATAGAACGCTTCCCGCTGTGGTAGCAACAGGAAAGCGCTTTGTTTAATCGTCGGCTTGTGCGGGATGTACGCCGTTAGCCTCGGGGTCATCAGCTCCGGGTTGGAGTACGCCCGCTGCCGCCAAGACATCAAAGATTGATTGTGCTGTTTCTCCGCTGATGCTGTGATCGACATTGCCCGTTATGCTGCCCTTGTGTTCCATCTCTACCTTGCTACGGTCCCCATAGAATGCCGGCTTATGTGCACGCAAGAGGAACATGGCTAACGTATCGGAGTACTTGCGCACGTTTCCGACCTTGACGCCCTGGTAGAACACAGGTTCCAGCGTGCCATGTGCGGCCCGGCGGTATACCTCGCCTTCCAGGTTTTCCACGCTCTGCTCCAGGGCGTCTTCCCAGGCCGCTGCAAAGTCGGGGTCATCTCGCCGCGTGGTGTAAGCGTGGATGCGCGATACCTTGGCTTTCTTGGCAGCCGCGGTCACGTTGGGAACCCGCGCCAGTTCTTTGATGAAAATATCCCGCCAATCTGCGGTTGGTTTTTGACTTTGCGCTTTTGCCATCGTTACACCGTCTGTGTTGCCGTCGCCACTACCTTGAGCCGCCCAGGATAGGGCAAGCCGCTTTCACTTGAGCCGTGGTAGAACTTCAAATCGTACACGTAGTTGTCAGGGTAAAGCAGAGCCGTGACATCATCTTCGACCCGAATGTCTACCACGCTACCGGTCACGGTCAGTGCACCGTCCGCAGGCGTAGCCACAAGCGCAGCAGCCGTCCCGTTAACCACCAGCAACCCATCACCGGCCCCACCTGGATTACTTAGCAGGATTTGCAGAACCGCCCCGCCGTCATCGTCCAGGAGGCTATCCCCGCGCTTGACGGTAAAGCGTAGTTCGCTCCAGTCGCCAGGGATCGACTGGAGCGTAACCGACGCCGTGAACGTGGATGCCCGCACCACCACCAGTTCCCCGACCGTCTCAGGCCGCCCGCTCTGGCCCACCGCTACCACGTCCAACGCGTCGATAGCAACCAGCACAGGCGCAATGTCCGCAGGCGTGGCGAGGGCGTCCAGGTCATCCGGTGTTGCAAACCCCGTGGCCGTTGCCCAACTCCCCGCCCCGTGGGTACCGCTAAGCTGGCTGTCAATCTCGCCCACTGTCGGTACAGCGTCGATCACTGCGTCCCTTGCGTCCGTCACGTTCGCCGGTGTCGCAAAGCCCGTTGCCGTTGCCCAACTCCCCGCCCCGTGGGTACCGCTAAGCTGGCTATCAATGGCGCCAACGCTTGGCGGCGCTGTATACGATGACGTTGCCAAGCGACTGCTGATTGTAGCGTCAATGCGGCCGGTAACCGTCGAAGTCAGCCCAACATCAGCAAGCGCCGTATCAGCCTCGGTGTTGACTTGGGCCGCTGTCAGGGTTGACCGGCTGCTAATCGTGGTGTCAAGGTTATCCTTGATGAGCTTGCCGATACTGCCCACGGTCGCAATCCCGGTCAGCAGCGCATCCCAGATTGCAGCAACACCCGCTGTGCTCAAGCTATAGCCGGTTTTGTCGCCAACGGTTGACACAGTACCGCCGGTAATGGTGCGAGTCGCCACGGCCCACACGTCAGCCGCCAACGTGCCAAAACTCGTTAACGTGCGGCTGGCATCCGACCAAACATCGGCGGCTGTCAAGGTGGAACGGGTACTGACCGCCGCGTCAATCCGGCCTGTTACCGTCGAAGTCAACCCAACGTCTGCAAGGGCGGTATCCGCCTCCGCATTGACCTGGGCTGTGGTCAACGTTGACCGTGTGCTGATAGCGGCGTCAATCCGGCCCGTAACTGTCGGAGTCAGGCCAACATCCGCCAAGGCCTGATCAGCCTCGGTGTTGACTTGCGCTGCTGTCAACGTTGACCGGCTGCTGATAGTGGCGTTGATGTTGTCTACCAGCAATTTCCCAACAC